CTCGCCACGGAGGACTGGCTGTCGCCGCCACCGGCGCGACGGTTCTCGAAGCGCTGCATCCAGGCGTAGCGGTTGCTCTGCTCGACGAGGCGACGCCACGCCATGAGGTCGTGGACGGGGTGACCGACCCACTCGTCAGGGTCGACGAAGGCGTGCCAGTGGGGTCGCGGGGGGATCTGGACCTGTTCATCGGAATCGAAGTCGTCCAGGCATCCGTTGCGCCACGCCGAGAAGTCGATGCCGCTGGGGACGCCGACTCGCAAGACGCGTGCCCCGAAGGCTGCGGCCGCCTGCGCGTGAACGTCGTGATCTCCATCGTCCGTCCAGCCGATGACCCACTCCCGCACCAGGCCGTGGGTCCAGTCCAGCCATCTCGCCACGTCTTCGGGGTCCTCGCCGCTGTATGCCAGCATGTGGCCGCCTACATCTGTCCACCCGTGCCAAGCGGACAGCCGCATCCCCACCTCGTCGACCTCATTGCGGTACTCGGCGGCCTCCAGCCCGATGTTCAGGATCCTGGCGTTGGCGACGCGGGCGCCGTCAGTGGCGCGACGCGACGCCCAGGACCGGAACAGCCGGTAGTCGTTGCTTCCCTCCCCGTCGTCGAGGAGGCTGCCGCCATCGCCGTAGGGCGCATCCTCCCGCACCAGCCGTCGCGAGTCCCAGGAATAGCGGAGCCCGAAGTTGTACGCGGTGACGGACGGGTCCGGGTGGCGACAGAGCCGGTGCAGCTCGGTGCGGTCCAGATCCGGGAGCAAGTCGCCCTCGCGCAGCAGCAGGCACCACGTCGCCCCCTCGTCCGCGCACGCCTTCGCAGCGGTGGCCTCGAGGGCCTGCGGCGACACCCAGCCCGGCGGCACGATGCCGACCTTGACCGGCACCGCCACGAGCTTCCCGAGATGCTTCTGCAGCGCCAGACAGGCAGCGTTGATGTCTGTCTCCCGGGCCAGTCGCTGGAGCGCCCCCGCTTCCCGTCCGTGAAGCTTCGGTCCCGGGTCCGACGCGTACTCCTTGGGGTGGCCGACGAGGCAGATCACAATCTGATCCACGACGGCCCCCGCCGACCGGATGGACTCGAGGAGCAGCGAGTACTGGTGGCGGTTCTGGGGCTCGTGGAGGAACAGCGCCGCCACGTTGGGCTCCGCCCCGGTCTCCTCGCTGTACTTGCGGTAGAACGCGGCGCGGCCCTCGAAGCCGCGCTCCGCCCAGGGGTGGAGGCGACCACCCATGAGGTGCCCGTAGCTGGCGAGCGCGACGCAGACTCGTCGCCCGGACCGCTGCACCCGAAGGCACCAGTCCCGCAGCGCCCAGGACAGGTCCTCGATGTCATCGTCCAGTGGCCCGACCTCCCGCCACGCGTCCGCGGAGATGGCGAAGGCTTCCGGGTCCAGTACCTCCGCGCTGCCGAGTTTCCCGGCGAAGCGGCCGGCGAGGAACTGGCACGACGCGGCGAAGTCGTCGGTTGGCGGGGTGACGTGCTGCGACCCGGTGAACTGCGGTCCCACGACGCCGCACCCAGCGTACATGACTCGCGCCATGCTGGTATGGGAGCGCCAATTGGCCGAGACCATCACGCGGCTGTCGAAGACGGAGACGATCTCTGCACCGTCCTGCACTGCGTCTGAGACAGCCTGATTCACTCGTCCGATCACACTGCCGCCCGACGGGCCGCCCAACCCCGTCGGCGCCATCAGCTTGAACGCCTCCTCGACCACCCCATCACCGAGCGTGTTGGCAACCTCCTCCGGAACCAACAGCCGTGTCGGGTGCGTGAACTGCCCGAGAAGCCGGTTCATGTACGAGGCTGCCCGTCGAGTCGCCTCCCAGTCTTCGTGTAGCACTACCACTGCTGCGTCCATGCGAGTCTCCTTTCGGCGTGTTGCCCATCGCCGCCGACAGCATAGGCCGCGGGCTGTTCTTCGGGTAGTCGTGAGCCGGGGTTGTGGGTTGAGGATCCCGGGCCATGAGGGGCAGGAGGAACGATGAACGACAACTCCCTCACCTGCGACCTCGCCTCCTGGAGGGGACCGGGAGGCCGACTGGCTTCAATGCGCTGTGAAAGGGACGGCCTATGGCTGCGCCTGTCTGGACCCCACCGCCTGCCCGGCTACGGGCATGACAGGTGGGTGTCGATGCGGGACACCCCACGGGTGCGCGCCCACTTCCGCCTCCTCGCGCTGGACTGGTGCGCGCACGGCGTGAGCCCCACGGGCGACATGGTGACGGAGACCGGACCGAAGCGTGGGGCCATGAGCTATCAGAGGGCCATGGACCTCGCGCTGGCCTCCAGCGTGCTGGGCGGACCGGAGTGGACGTTGTTCAGCCGCATGGGGGCCGAGCTGCTGGCGGTGCGTGAGAGACGAGGGCAGGGATGGCCGAAGGGGGGACGATGACCCCGCAACTCGTCCTCGACGTGACACTGGACATGCCCCCGAAGCCGAAGGCGCGTCTCACCCCAATGCTTCAGAGCGCCGGTAAGCCGTGCCGCGCCTGTGGCAAGCGCGCGAAGATGTGGGCGGCGTCTCGCCCGGACTCCGACCATGGCCACCCGGAGTGGGTGGCGCTGGCCCAGTCGAAGGTCGCGATGGCCTGGTGGGGCAACAAGCCGCTCAACGGCCCGCTGAGGGTCACCCTGGCGTTCGTCCTGCCCAGACCCAAGACGCGCCCCAACGTGCCGAAGGTGGTCGTGCGGGACGGATTCAAGGTGCCGAACCCGCGGTACCAGACCGACTTCATCGTGTCCGCCGAGGACTGGAAGCGCGGTGAGCGGGTCTGGTGTCCCCGCACCCCTGACCTCGACCGGCTCACCAACGCGGTGTTCGACGTCTGCACCAAGTGCGCGGTGTGGTGGGATGACTCCCAGGCGGTGACGTGGGGGCGTGGTACCGGGAAGTGGTACGCAGCCGTGGGTGAGGAGCCCTCGATCCGGCTGCGAGTGGAGGCGGCGTGATCTATCGAATTCATGAGATGCTGTTCTTGGACGTCCAGCGAGTCCTGCACCAGTTCGGAGCCTGGACATACGTGCACGACGCGTACCCACCTGTCACCGTGATCGAGGTGCACAGGCTAATCGACCTGCTGGCCCGTCTCCACGCGGCACAACTCGCTGCGGATGCAGAGTTCGACGTGCCGTCAGAGGCTGGCCACTGGCTGGCTAACGGGCACAGAATGGCCAATGCCTTCCGCTGGGGCGATCACCATGTGCTGGTGTTGGCCCATGACGTCGACCTCGACCGCCAAGTCGAGGAGCCGGACCCACCTGCGTACGAGGTGTGGCAGGCGCACTTCACGGGAGTGGAGTCATGACCGTCCCATTGCAGATGCGGACGGATCTCTCATGGGCAGTGCGTCGGTTGCGGGGCGCCACGATGACCGCGTTCCCGCTGCCCTTCCATCGAGGGGATCGAGGCGGTCGGCTGGACCCGGAGTTGGTGGAGTGCCTTGCCGCCAGTGGTCGGCTCGCCGATGCTGATCTGTGGCTGCTGGACAGGCAGCAACGCGGCGAACAGCTCCCGTAGCGGCCCCCGCTGATCCAGCGCAGATGCACAGTGCTCACCGATGAGCATCCGGTCACTGTGCAGCACCGACAGACGAACGGCAGCGCCGACCAGCACGACACAGCCGAGAGATACAGTGCAGCCGAACCGCTTGCAGGAACGGTGCGCATGAACCCAACTGACCCCTCTACGGTTGCGACGATTGCCACCACCGGAGCAGCGACTGGCGCAGCCGCGCTGTCCGGCGCCACCGACCCGGTGACGTGGATGCTCGTGGTCTTCATCGGCCCTGTGGTTGGTCTCTTCGTCTGGGTGGTCCGCGAACTGGTCTCCAGCCGCATCGCAACAATCGAGACTCTTCAGAAAGCGTTGGACTCCATGGCCGCCGAGCACGCCGCGCGCCGAGAGTCCGATCGGTCGGCTCGTGAGGCCCGCGAGATGGTGCTACGCTCGATTGCCGAGCGGAATCGGCTGGCGTTGCGGGAACACCTCGACTGGCGGAGCAGCCAGGCAGGCCGCAGGAACATCACCCCCAGCGGCGCCGAGGGCGCCCTGTCGGTGAGTCAGGGTGCAATCACGCGCGAGTTGCAGCGCTACGAATTGGAGGATGACAATGGGTGAGGTCGACGCGAACGGGTACGAGGGGCAGCTTCATGCCTATGGGCCGGATCCCGCGCCCTACGACACGGAGACCGTGACCACGGAGCCGACACAGCAGATCCGACTCCACTGGGGCAGCAAGGGCATCGACGAAGCCACGTCTCTCACCTCGGCCCAGCGATCCTCCCTGAAGGCTGCCGCTGCGACCAGCCAGGCCGCCTTCGACTCGACAGCCTCAGCGCTTGCAGGCTGGTACGACAGCTTCGGGGACGACGCCGGGCTCACTTCGGCCGAAGAGCAGGCGTGCCGGGAACGTCTCCGCTGGGTGTGGTCTCGGTGAGACCTACGGCGTCACGACCGCTGTGCTCCGAGCGTTGGCAGGCTTGACCCGCAGCTCCCAGTGGTGGGGCATCAGGTCGCCGTTGTACCGGGGGTTCCCCACGACCTCCCAGGTGTCCGCATCGACGCCGTCGCGCTGCTCCACCCAGAGGTCGCCCTTGAGCGGGGTGAAGTCGTACCAGTCGTCGTAGTCGATGGTGTCGGTCCCCTCCTCGTTCGGACCTGGAGGGCGTGCCCGCCACGACGACAGCCGCTCCTCGCGGTGACCAAGGACGCAATCCGCCAACTCCGTCACGGCGTGGATCGACGCCCCGTCGACGCCAACGAGGTCGGCGCGGATCGTCGGGGCAGGCACCTCGTCGGCAAGACCTGTGGTCGTGAGGTCTGCGGTGATGCAGTCGAAGCGCTTGCAGGTTCGCACGAGCGCAGTACCGGTGCCGCCCACGGGTCCGACGACGTTGACCGTCTCGGACTGCGGGGCGCCCGCGAGCTCGCCGGTCACGGTGATCGTTCCGGTGAGGGCGGTGCTCCCGGTCACCGTGAACTCGATGTACGCAGGCTGCTCCAGGCAGTTCACGATCCGAACCGGGATCGATGCCGCAGCCGTGGTGGGCTCCAGGAGCACGGAGAGACGCCGCAGCACCCGGAACGTGAACGTGGCAAGGGCCCCGATTGGCATGCGCTCCTCCGGGCTGCTGGGCCTACTTCTCGGGCGGGACCTGCAGGGTCACGGTGCGGAGAGTGGGGCGGGACGCTGGACCGACGCTGACGACCTCGAGATCGAGCAGCTTCCGCTTGTCGGCCTTCCTCAGCACGACGGTCTTGGCGAGACCTGCGGCCTTCGGGATCGGCAGCTCCAGCATCAGCTTGGTGCCGGGGGTCAGCAGCAGGTCTTCGATCTCGGTAGCCATGACGTCCTCCATGGAGACGCCACCACCGTATCAGGCTGGCGTCGGTGCCGTCCCGTCCCGTGGCAGCCGCAGTGCCCCGGCGGTCTCGATGCTCCGCACGTAGATCACGCGTCCGCCTCGACTGTCCGCGTCCGTCACGGCCCGCACCAGTTCGGGCCCCACCGCCTCACCCGGAAACAGCAGCGCCAGCACCGACCGCTCCGGAACCGAGGCGAGGTGCTCCGCGATGCCATCGACTTGCCCGTACACAACTGCCCACCCTCGACCGAGGCGAGTGCTCCCAGGCTCGCAGGCACAGACCGCCCAGCCCAACCCGGCACGGGTCTCCGTGGGCGGTTCGTGACTGAACACGGCGTGACACCCGGGCCACTGCTTCCCGGGCTGCCACGTCGGCGTCCATGCTACCTGGAGGTCGCCGCCGCGGGTGCCGGCGAGGCGCTGACGGAGATCGCCGTGACAGGGGCAGCCAGGGCGCGGCATCAGAGAGACCGTCGGAGATGCGGCGAGCACTCTGCCGAGACCGTTCCGATGGCTCGACCATTGAACTCGATCGTGATGGTGATGGGCTCCAGACCCGGCAGCCCCAGCGGTGTCTCGAATGGATCGAGCCGGTCGGCGACCATGTCAACGACGAAACGCTCAGCGATGCGCTTCGGCACCGTAGAGCACTGGCTTCCGAGTATGGCCAGCACGCCTGTGGCAGTCGCGCCGCGGCGGATGGCATCACAAGCGTGTCCTCGGCAGTAGTGACGGGTGATGCCGTGCTCCCGCACCATGTCAGTCCACTCGGAGGTGCAGCCGGGCTCCTGGCAGACCGTGGACGCAGCCCTCATGGAACGACCTCGCACCCGATCGTAGCCTGCACCCACCCGACCTTGCAGACCTGCGTCCCGTCGGGCGCGATGGCGAAGCAGAAGCCGTGGACCTCCCACGCGGAGTACGGCTCCACGCCGTCGGGCAGGGCAGGCATCAACGCCTCTTCATCCAGCGGGTGCACCCCGGGGTCGCAGCACCAGGCGCGTTGACGGCGCTTGTCGAACTGCATCGCTCCTCCTACACCGGGTTCGCGGTGAGCATCTTGAGCATTCGGAACTGCCGACCCAGGGCCATCGTGAGCATCGGGGGCCAGTGACCACCCAGGCCCAGAGGTGAGTCCGCCGATCCGGTGGCGTACTCGATCTCGTGGTTGCGGATCTTGTGGCGCTTGATCCCCGCGCCACCACCGCCACGGTAGTACGCCGCCGCCAGGTGGGCAGCAGCCAGGCAGAGGTTGGCCGGCACCGTCGCGAAGCCGGCATCCACATCCGCAGTGAAGAAGTCGCACTCGTTGCCGCCGATCCCGCGCCACGTCTGCGTCCAGTACCAGGACGGGCAGAGGCACGGGTCGCAGAGCTTCACGACGTTGCCGACCAACTCGAAGTCCGCGCCCTCCGTCAGCGTCCTGCCAAGCAGCACGACGTTGGCGATGCTCACCACGGGACGCGGGCAGATCGCGATGGCCTGCACTCGGTCGTCACGGCCGGCACGGGCGATGGCACGAACCGAGTAGGTCCGGACCGTCTCGTCCGGATCGAGGCAGAGGAACTGCACGATCTCGGCGTTGGCGGCATCGACGGCAAGTTGCATCGCCGCGTCCGCCTTGGTGACGACCCCGGTGGGGATCCCCAGCACGCCCTTGAGCTTGTCGAGATCGGCGATGGCCATCGCTACTCCTCGTCGTCTTCGAGCCCGAGCTCCGCAGCAGAGACGCCGTTGGCCTCACCGAGACGTCGCAGCAGGTCGCCGCGGGAGCCGGCGGCACCCTCGGGGAGATCCCGGCAGGCGGCACGCAGCGCGTGCCAGTCCAACGCCTGGATCTCCTTGGCGGTCATCGGTGCGGGCTCCTCACCGTCATCGGGAGCGGAGGTGGCCGCAGCCCCGACCGACTCAGCATGCTGGGCGACGATCTCGCGCTCCACCCGCTCCAGGTAGGCGTCCGCGTACTCGCGGTAGTCGGTGCTGACCCTGGCGTCTCTGACGACCCAGTGGTCGCTGCCGTCTCGCCACTCGTGGACGACGAGGTGGGTGCGGGCATCCTGGATCGCCAACTCCCCGAAGCCGTCGACACTGCGACGCGCCAGCGCCTTCCCGGTGAAGTTCGGGATCGTCGGGTCGGGACGCTTCGTCACTGGGGCAGGGGCGGCCTCTGGCGAGTGTGGCGCCGTGGCGGTTGCGATAGTCGTCGCCGGCTTGTTCAACACGACGAGATCGACCATGGACTGTGCTTCACGCGGCGCGGCAAGCCGCTCCTTCGTCGAGTCCCACTCCAGGCCGCCCAGCAACTCCGAGGCCGTTGCACTCGAGAAGCCACGCTCCCGCATCTCGGCACACATGACGGACGCCGGGCCCCAGGGGTAGGCCGTCCGTCCCCGCAGGGCTGGGCGGTACAGGACGACCAGAGCATGTGGGTCCAGCGGCAGCGCCATGAGCTGCCCACCATCGACGTCGCGGGTCGCCAGCACCTTGGCGAACGGCTCCACGGTCTGTGGCGTCGGACTCCGTTGTCCCTCCGGCAACTCGTCGAGGTAGACCACGGCACCGTTGATGATGCGGGCCCTTCCCTCCCCGACCGCGATGGCATCCGCCCTCGCCTTCGCCTTTCGCTGCGGCAGGGTGGACGGGCACTGCGGATTGGTGCAGGTCCTGTCCTCGGGCAGGATGTAGAAGCAGGCACCGCACTGCTCGGCGCCGTCCATCATCTCGGCGAGGCTGGCAGCCCAGACCGACGTGCAGTCGTCCCAGCCGCGACGGTTGAGGATGCTGCACAACGTCCTGAGCTTGTGGGGGTTGTCGGCGTCGACGAAGATCGTGGCCCGTCTTGCCCTCGCACTCCCGGACCCGAGCGCCTGCGCGAGATCCGGTTGCTCGCAGTCCCTGGCGACTAAGTGACGTCCGTACGTCGTCTCGCGGTACGGCATGGCTGGGTCCATGTCAGGGTGTCGGAACACCGCCTGCCACGGGTAGTCAGGGAGTCCGCGTTCTGCTTGAGCCCCCGTCTTGCTGGTGGGGCGTGCTGCTGCCGATGTTTCCATGCGATCGACCTCCGATGCGGAGGGTATCACGCTGGGGGTTGTGGCTCCGCGACTACTGGGCCATACACGGGCACGGAGGAAAGGCATGGACTGGATCCCTGGCGAGCCGCCCAAGAACGTTGTCGGCTACGTCGAACTCACGATGAAGGATGGCGGGGCGATCCAACACGTCGCGCAGTGTCACGACGGTTGGGTGCGCTGGAACGCCCCTGCACAGAAGGCCGAGGCGGTACACGGCATCATCGCGTGTTGGCGCTGGCTCGGACCACCGGTCCCCACTGCGGAAGAGCAGGGGCGAGCCGTGGTGGTCTGGCCGTGGGAGGACGCGCCTGGAGAACTCCGAAACCTCCGCCAGCACGGTGACGACGCGCTGCTGGTGGCGCTGCTCCCCTCCGACATGACGGTCCCGGCATGGATCCGGAGTCCCCGGTTCAGCCCGGGACGACAGGTGGCAGCGTTCGGTGACCGGACGGTGGTGATCGGCACGAAGCCATTCAAGAAGAAGCGCCGCTGACCCAGACGCACGAAGCCCCGGGCACAAGGCCCAGGGCTCGGCACTCCGTCGTCACGCTGGACTACGCGGCTGCCTTCATCCCGATGATCATCGACGCGGACTCGGGGCAGTTCTCCACGAGCGAAATGCAGGCCAGGCCCTCGAACTTGGTTCGCAGGATCGTGCACTTGCCGATCGGCTCGATCGTCATGGGCATCAGCTCGGCGTAGAACACGTCGTCGGGATCGACGATGACGATCGCGGTCGTCGCAGCATCCCCGGTCGCTCCGGACATCGCGGTGAGGATTGGGTTGCCACTGCCGTCCAGACCCCAGGCCATGTCGTTGTTGATGCCGGTGGTCTTGATGATCGGGTGATCATCGTAGTGCGTGACCCGGAAGCCGCCACGGATCGTGATCCGGTCTCCGGGGTTGTACTCACGCTGCGCGACGAGACGGCTGTTGATGATCCTGCTCCCGGCCTTGGTCGCGAAGATGATCTTGCGGCCCATGCCGGACCCGACACCGGTCTCGTCGATCGCTTCGTCGAGGTCTTCGAGCAGCAGGTCTCCGGACACGGAGTTCGCCGGCACGACGTCGCCGACCGCGTTCTCCGGGGTGAAGACCTGCACCGGGGTGCCACCGGTCCCGTTGTACTGGTTGATCAGCTCGAACAGCCCGTCGAACTCCTTCGGGGCGCCGTCACCGAAGTTGCCCTGGAAGGTCGTGTTCTCCAGTGCCTCGGTCATCCGGAACACCGCGTCGGCCATGGCCTCGGCGAAGACGTCCATGAAGCCGCGGCCACGCTTGATCACGAAGGTCGAGACAGCACCACAGACCCAGACGTTCCGGAACGGGAACGACACCTTCGTGGGCGTGAACGTGTCGCAGTTCGGGTCGGTCAGCTCGGCGTCGCACTCCGACTGGTCGGTGTCGTCGACCCAGACGCCATCGGGGCCCGGGGTCGCGTTGTTCAGGTGCCAGGCGTCGCCGCTCCCGGGCTTCGTGTCGAGGACAGCAACCGCACCGTGGATCCGCTTGTGGCAGATGTACAGGATGCGATCGACGACCTCCTGGAAGAGCGCATCTCCCGCGGTGGCGATGTCCAGGATGGCGCGAGTCGCCACGAGGTCGTCGTGAGACAGTCCCTTGGCGGAGAAGTCGCCCCAATGGGTACGAGTGGTGTGGGCAACCATGGTGGTCTCCTACTGGCCGGCGTTGGCCCAGCCACGACGGCTCGGCGAGTTGGGGTTCATCCACTGCAGCCCGCCATCGGCGTGATGCGACCGGAAGACGGCCTTGAGGGCACCCTCCAGGTCACGCCTGCTGATCGGCTTGCCACGGAACTGGTCGTCGTCCTCGGACCCGTCCTCGGCGGCGGCGAAGATCCGACGCACCAGGCGGTTGGACTCCACGGTCCGCACCAGACGGGAGTTCGGGTTCTGCTCCTTGCAGAGCGTCACCAGCGGCGAGAGGTCGCCGTCGTCGACCGCGGTCATCACCTCGCGCATCACCGGCGAGTCGTAGGCCATGGCCCGACGCCCGGATCCCGGGTTGTCGAGCAGCCGCTCCGCAGCTCGGCGCTCCGCCTGCAGTGCCCGGTCCCGCTCCTCGAGCTGGGCGAGCAGTTCCCGCTCCCGCTCCGTCGCCGGCTCTGGCGGGGTGTCGTCGGCCGGGGTGTCGCCCCCGGACCCATCCGCGGTACGCGCGGCAAGGGCCGCCGATACCGCCGCCTGGACCGTGCGCTCCATCAGCGCCGCCAGTTCCTCGTTGGTCATGTCGATCTCCTCGACGTTGGGGGTGTCACCACCACGAGTGGCGGCGTCGGAATCATCGGTGGCCAGCGATTGAAGCTCAGGCGGCTCCTCGTCGAAGGCGCTGTACCAGGAGGCCAGGACATCGTAGACGCCCTGGCGATCGGCATCGGGGATGTCGACACCGCCACGGGCACCGTTGAGCGCGGCCATGGCAGCGGAGACGCCACGGAACACCACGCTCAACTCACCACCGACCATCTTGGCGATCGGCAGCTTGTAGGCGGCCTTGGTCTCGGCGTCGGCGTCGGGATCTTCCCAGACGTGAGCGCTGCGGTAGCGGCTCCAGTTCCCATCCCCCAGCACCTCGTCCTGGGCGTCGGTGTCCCAGGTCCACTCCGTGTCGCGGTCGGCGGTGCGGAGGTCCTGCTTCGGGATGGCGGCGCGGGTGTCGCGCATGTCGTCGTCTTCCTCCTCGGCCTCGGCGACGTCCCCGGCGTCGGGGCTGATCTCCAGGCGGATCGAGAAGGTGCCGTCTCCGTTGTCCTGGGCGGCGAGGACGTGGCGCTGGTCGATAGTGGAGAGGTTGAATCCATCCGGCAGCGTCACGGCTCGAGGCTCCGGGGGCGTCGCGACCGGGGGCGTGCCTCGGATCTCGGCGGGGTGCGGGACCGGGGCGGGCGCAGTGGAGCGTGGGCAGGCGCTTCGGATCGCGGCAGCACCACGGGCCCGCATCTCCTCCAGACCCGTGCTCTCGTGGTTGGCTGGGGACCGGGTCGCGGCCAGATGGTCCATCTCCAAATCCTCGATGATCACCCGCTCGATCTCACCGTCCGCGTCCTCGACAAAGCGAAGCTCCGTGAACCAAGCGCCGATGCTCTGCCCGATGCTGCGGCCCATCTTCCTGGCACGCCGCATCGCCCGGATCAGAGCTTGCGAGCGGGGATGCGCCATGTCGATCTCGGATTCCGAGGTCAGCAAGAAGGCACGGTCGTCCGACCCGTCCGCCTGCGACGGGACATCGCCTTCATTGATGAGGGCCGAGCGCACGAATCCGATCTCGCCGTCCCACTCGTACTCACTATGGGTCGGCTGGTAGCGAACGGTGCCGCCGTCCATCTGGCGCTTCATGGAGTCCAGGGCGCGACGGCTCATCTCCGTGCCGTACCAATCGACACCGGTGGAGGATGCGACCCCGCGGATCGTGGCGGTCCCGGAGGTCGGGATCTCGTCGTCGTCCTCGTACCCGTCGTCGGACTCTCGGTTTTCGGCATCGCCATCGGCGGATCGCTGCGGCAGCGCAACCGTGGCCGCACCAAGCGCGATTGCAGACAGCCTTCCATACAGCCGGCCGCGGACACGGATCTCTCGCCCGCCACCCTCCAGATCGCGGAGGTGCTCGACGGTATCGATCGTGCCCTGCTGGATGCGGTCGTCGAGATTCACGTGGCCCACCTGGGAGGTCGTGCAAACAGGTGGCCGTGGCGGCGACGCGGTGAGCCTATCAGCGTCTCGCGCGAACTGTCAATGTCGTCGCGGTCCCGTACGACCCGGTCCGGCGGCTCGGATCTCGCGCGGGAATGCACAGGCACCAGCGCTGGGTATCGACGTGACGTGCAGATCCGAACGACTCCGGGGCGGGAGGAGTGGACAAGTTGGCCACTCCTCTGGCGCAAGGAGGGAACGAGAGACCCGCAACCACCGCCCGGCTACGGTGGCGTGATCCCGGCCTCGACCTCGGAGCGCGTGGCTACGACCAGCGCGCACCTGTCCCGCGCTCCGCAGCGGACGTCGCCGGCCGGGTATCGCGCAATCGCAGACATCGGCCGCCAGCCCTGAAGGCTCTCGAACGCGCAGTCCTCGCAGGTGTTCTCGTCACCTCCTGGGCCCCCAGTTGCTACCCAGAGCCCCCCCCACTCCACCGGCTCGATCCGCTCTGTCTCCATCGGCTCATCGGCAATGACAACCTCACCGGCAGGCGCGGCATCGGTCTGGCCGCTCCACCACGCGAGCAGCCCGACCATCGTGGCGCTGGCCAACTCCACCAGCTTGCCGGACCAGTTGGTGATGCGGTGCTCGTTGGCGTCCCAGGTCCGCTCCACCGACGTCAACAGGGCGTGCTCTACGGCCTCCTGACGAACCTCCGGGTGATCCGCACGCTCCTCCTCGGCCTCCTGGGCCTGCAGTGCCGCCGTGATGTTGCGCAGCATCCGCACCTGAAGGTCCGACATCAGCGCGTCGAGGTAGGCCATGGCCTGACCGTGGTACAGCGCGGCGCGTTCCGGCGTGTCCTGGCCCATGTCGGAGAACTCGGTGAACTCCCGAGCCGCATCGGCCCCGAGCCCAGCCGCGGTCTCGTAGTGCTTCAGCGTCGACAGCGACCAGCCCACCCGCAGCTCTTCCACGATTTCACCGAGGCGCGTCCGCAGCTCCGTGCCGTCCAGACGATCGGCTCGGTACGCGGCGGCCACCGCGGCCACCGCCGCCGACCTGGCCTGCTGCCACAGCGGATCGACCTCGCTGCCGTAGGCCAGCACGACGTCGAACAGCGCTCGCAGGTCGAGCGTCCGGTAGCCGTCGAATCGTCCCGGGCTCTGCCAGTCGCTGGGGAACAACTCGGCGGCACGACGGGCACGACGCGACCACTCCGCTGCCACAGCGAGTTGGGCCACCGTCATCGCGGCGGCACTCGGTGTGTCGTCATGGCTACAACCATCACCGCATCGGTGCCGCTCACCGTCGTCGCCGGCATCGTCACCGTCGTCGGATGGCTGGCCGTTGTTGCCATCCGTGCCGTTCGGCGGATCGTCATCTGGGGTCTCGTCGTCGTCCTCGGCGCTGGCGTCGCCGTCGCGCACCACCCCGACGTCGACCCAGTTGGCGCCGTCCTTGAGGCGGAGCACGTCACCATTCTCCACCGGGGGCTTGCCCTGTAGCTTCCGCTCCTCGTTGATCGTGCTCTGCGCCGACTCGATCCGGACACGGACGGCGTTGGCTCGGTCCAACTCCTCCTCTGGAGTCAAGTCCTGCTCGTCGGCGAACACGAACTCGCACAGCACCGGCTTCCGCTCGCTGCGCTCCCACCGCGCCACGTAGGCGGGGACGAGGTGTCTGTTCGCCAGAGACGCCCACGCCTCCAGTAGTGGCTCGATGAGATGGGAGTCTCCGATCTCGATCTGGGCCTGTGACGAGGTCTTGGTGTTGCCCTCCGTCTCGCCCATCTCGACGCGGTTGACCCCGAAGTTCCGCCAGATCACGTTCTGGGTCTGCGCGATCACCGGGGCGTACTCGACTTCCTTGAAGGTCTCCTGGATCCGAAGCCACTGCGCCGGGGCCGTGGCGTTCATGCTGTGGATGACGCGGACCTTGTCGTCGCGCCCGGCCTTGTTTGCCAGTCCGTCCTCGACCTCGTCCACTGCGTCCGGTGGGGTGCCGGTGAGGACGAGGAAGCCGGTTGGGATCTCGTGGCGGTCCATCGTGTACATGGTCCGCTCCGAGGCCCGCACCAGCGTCGTGACCTCGCGAACGATGGTCTCGATGATCGGGACCGGGTAGGGGCTGCGGGTGTTCGGGGTGAGGCGAAGCAGCGCGATCTGGTCGAGGGTCAGTCGGGTCGTCTGGTTCCGGTCATCGGCGGGCCCGTAGTAGAAGGAGCCGCCCTGCATGTCCTGCGTGTACCCGACCCATCGGCCGTAGCTCGTGACGTCGGGATGGATCGTGGGGCCATGTGGCGTCCCGAGCTCCGTGATGAACCCGGCCTGTCCACGGAGCGTGCTGGCGAACACCTTCTCGATGGCGCCATGCCAGAACACCAGTGCGTCGATGGTGACCTTGAGGCAGAACGTCCGCCAGTCGTCCTCCGGTGACGGCCCGCGGAGCCCCGCCGTGACCGCCGCTGCCTGGGCCACCGCGTCGGGGTAGAGCGGGTCGTCCGGCTCCACCGTGGGCTGCACCCGCCAGGTCTGGGTGCTGACGCGGCGCGCGATGCTGTCGACGGCGGCGCGGACGTCTCCGCACATCACGTAGACCAGCCACAGCTGCTCCGGGGTCAGCGTCGCGTCGCGTCGCACCGCACGGTGGTGGTTCATGTCGGCCGAGGCACCGCCCCCGTAGACCGTCGCGAAGGCTTTGGTCTGGCGCTCTCGAAGAGACATCGACTCGATGTCCTGGCGGGAGGAGTGCCCCCAAGTCCGACGACCAATCGTCCGGCGGGTGACGTGGGTGTGGACCGTGAGTTCGTTGGCGCTGCGGTGAGTCGTGACGATCATGGGCGCTCCGTCGCCAGACTATCGCGCTCGGGTTGTGGTTCGCCTCCCCCCACGCCATGAGAGTGCACAGGAGGTTCCATGCGACTCGTCACGCTGCTCACCGTCATCGCAGCCTGCACCACCCCGAACAAGGCCGAGGAGGTGCTGTTGCAGCAAGGCTACACCGACATCGAGACCAAGGGCTACGCGCCATTCGCGTGCTCGGAGGACGACACGTTTGCTACCCGATTCACGGCGAGGGCTCCCAACGGAGAGGACGTCAGTGGCGCGGTGTGTTGTGGCGTCCTCAAGCGCTGCACCGTTCGACTCTGACTTCGGGTTGTGACGCCGCGGCTCAGAGGCCACAAGAGACGAGGAGGATGAGATGACCGAGAGAACTCTGACTGTCGGGAGGCTGCGCCAGCAGGCCGCCCTCTGCGCCTCGGATGTGGAGGTGCTGCTGCTGGATGGTGGCGGGAACGTCATCGCCAAGCTCGTGGACGCCTACCCGGACTCCTGCCATCCCGATGGGACGTGGGGCACCGTGCTCAAGATCGTCGCCGACTTCGACTTGAGGGAGGTGGCCGCGAAGCAGATCGCCAGGGACCTCGTGGAGCGGAAGGTAGTGGCTGTCTCGCCGCTTTCGGGACAGGGCTTCTGGGTCTGCGGCATCTGCAACGGTCGCTTTCCGGAGGGCGCCGCCCACGCCTGCACAGGCCAGCGCACACCGTCGCGTAAGTGGCCAGAGGAGGCGCCATGACTGACGACATCTTCGCCGACCTGGACGCGGAGTCGAATGCGCCTCCCGTCGAGGTCGCCCGCTACTGGCCCGAGTTCGACCCGTTCCGCGGCGACCTGAACCGCTGGGTTCGCATGGGCTGCCCACAGCCGTCGGAGGTGGAGCGATGATTGAGAATCTGCGATGCCGCTACACCGGACGCGTAGAGCAGGGCCCGTTCACGTTGGCGGATGACGCCGACATCGACTGGGATGACAACGAGTGCCCCGAATGCGGGGCGTCCGGCGCTGACGAGTGCACCACTGAGGATGGCGAAGCGCTGGGGCGCTGGATCCACAGCGCGAGGGAGGCGACATGAGAGCCCTGACCTTGCTTCCCCCATGGTCCCACGCTGTCACTTGGCTTGGGAAGCGCTGCGAGAATCGCAAGCTCCCGATCCCAGATGGCCTGCTGGGCCAGCGCATCGCCATCCACGCGGGGGCAACGCTGCCGAAGGGGTGGAACGATGACCTGCGCGCGGCTGCTCCGGGCGAACTGCTGTTCGTGGTCAGCAGCCCCCCTGGTCCGTGCTTCGTCGGCTACGGCGATCCGTTGGATGTAGAGCGGCGGAGGGAGATCAGCAACGGCCCCCGCATCCTCACCCGCGCCATCGTCGCGACGGCTGTGCTCGCGGCCTGTGTCGACGCGCAGGAAGACGAGATCGTGGAGTGGCAGAGTACTCCGGGCTGGCTGGCGTGGCGGGATACGTCCGCCGCCTATTGGTGGCGCCTCGACGCCGTCCGCCGACTCGTCGACCCGGTGCCCTTCCCGAAGCCCCTCCGCGGGCAACTCGGGTTGTGGCACCTCGACCGCGTGTCCCCCGAGATCGACGAGCGGGTTCGCCGGGCCGAGTGGGTGGCGGCATGACCCGCATGATCCTGAGTGACGCCAGTGGTGCGCAAGTCGAGGTCGGAGAAGTCGACAGCGTGACCGTCCTCGACATCGACCACGGCAAGCAGAGCAACGACCCCGTCCCTCTGACCTTTCCGATGTCGGTTGAGGTCTCGTTGAGCCGGCTGTTGGTGAACATGGAGGCCATCGAGCGCGCGCTGGGCCCTCGCTACCACCTGTGGTGGCATCCGACATGGACGACGCCGTGCGGGCCGCTAGTTCGGGCCCTGGCCCTGTGGGTGCTACCATGACGCGCGAGGAGATCGCACGGAGCGGCACCACTGCAACCATCTTCCACCTCGGCAGCATCGCCGGGATCGTCCTCACCTGTGGCGTGCAGTTCGCCGGCTCCTGCTTGGGTTGGCGTCTCGACTCCGGACTGCTGTGCGTCGTCCTGTCCGGGGCGCTGTGGATGTGGATGATGGCCAACATCATCGGTACGAGGCGACGGCTGCGTGAGTGGGGAGCGTCATGAGCCGTCAGAAGAAGCCGGAGTGGAAGTCCGAGGCCCACATGCTCGGCGTCTTTCTGGACCGTGTGCGAGCCGCGGGTTGGACGGTCTACCCAGAGCAGTGCGGGTACGACGCCGTTCTCGTCGCCGGCCCCAGAGACAACCCAAAGGGCCCACGAGAGGGCGATGTCGTGGCGGTGGAGGCGAAGCTCCGCGGCAACATGGACGTTCTGAACCAGATCAAGCCCGAGTGGCTACAGCCCTGGTACCGGGATGGCGGCCCGTTCACAGCACCGGTACCGGACTGGCACGTCTCGGTGGTCGGCGCGGCGTCTCGGACGTTCCGGGAGTTGGCCGCCGCTCTTGGGGTTGCCGTCCACGTCCCCGTACCAGAACTGCCGCACGAGGCTGATAGATGGTGGCGCGAGCAGTGGGAACGCGACATCCGTTGGGATCCGGGATGGCCGCTGTGGATGCGGTCACCACCTGGAAAACGCATCGTCCCGGTACTGGAGGTCGATGTGCCCGCTGGAGTGCCGGCTCCTCGCAAGGTGACGACGTGGAAGGTCGCGGCGGTCCGGGCCTGTCTCCGTGGCGGCCGGGTCACCAGTGCCGACCTGGGTGTCGACATCCGGAGATTCGTCGCGGCGGGATGGGTCATCGCCGTCGGGAAGGAGGGACGCCGCACCGTGTACGAGTTCGTGGACCCACCGCCACCCAACCGTCCTGACCTTGTGTACCCGAAGATCGCCGCAGCCCTTCGTGCGGAGGGGCAGACGTGACGGACCGCTGCCACTTCATCTGGGGCCAGACCTTCTCCCAGGAGCAGCGTGACGCGATCAATGCCTGGATCGGTTCCGGCATGCCGAAGCCGCCCCCGGGAACGCTGCGACAGAAGCCGCTGGGCGATGCCGACTGGCTGTACGTCCCAGGTTGCTACCCCGGCGCCGTTGGCGGCCCGCAGGACTGCGTCTGCGCCACGTTGGAGGCGCGTTGCATCTCCGCCGAGGACGAGGTCGGGCGACTCCGCCGTCAGTTGTCCGCATGCTCGAAGCGGCGGTCCGAACTGACGACAGAGCAGCGGACGCTCTGGATAGTATTGCGTCGACGCGGCCTGGGGCCCTTGGCTCGGCGGTACGCGACATTCCGGGCATTGGCGGAGCTGCGCCACCGTGACCGGATGCGGGAGGCTGCGGAGCGGGCAGCGGAGGAGTACCACCGGCGCCGAGGCCGATGAGGCTCACCGCAGCGACAGCGTCGTCACCCCACCAGCCATGTTGAGTAGATCCCAGGCGATGCGGCTGTAGTTCTCCGCCTGCCTGTAGTCGTCGCGCTTGTTGCCGCGGTCCCACTCGTACCCGTCCCCCTTCTTCCGCGGCTTCCGGACCGGGGCCCGCATGTGCTCCTGCCAGTGCAGGACGTGCCGGATGTCGCGTGGGTACCAGCGCCGCATCCCCCGGATCTCCGCCGTGGTCTCATCCATCACGGCCGTCTTGTCGACGGTCACGACGCCGGCAGGGCCGTCCATCTGCATCCCGTAGACCATGCGCCCCACCCGCGGCGTCGGGTGGTAGCGGCAGAGCCAGAAGAAGCACCGCGTGTTGCGTCGCGCCCAGTCACGGAACTCCTGGGCCTTGTGGTGCTCTGGTTCCGCGTCCATCACGGCGCAGTTGACGTGGTAGAGCCGCAACAGTTCCCCGACCTCCTCGAAGGTGCGACACGCCGCCGTCAGGACGTTGACCCTGGTGGGCCGTGACTTCTCCGCGTCCAGCAGGTCCGGCCGCTTCTCGATGCTGTCGATCACGATGTTGAGCACCGCCCCGACATCGATCCCCGCCACCACCGTCTTCTGCTTGTAGGCGTCGCCACCGAGGCGATCCATGTCGTAGTCGCGCTCGCAGCTCCGCAGGTCCTCGACGGAGAGGCGGGCGTTGGCAGGCTCGTACCCGATTCCGAGTTCGGAGCCGTAGAAGATTTGCAGCTCTGTCAGGTTGTGCTGGACCTCCACCCATTTGCAGAACATCGTCCAGAGCCGCCGTCCCAGGTGGTCCATCTTCGCCACGGACACGCCAACCCGCCCGGTCCCGGAGGTCTCACGCACCCAGCAGGACCCCTCCTCTCGGCGCTCCCAGGGGCGGTCGCAGCGAACGCACACCGGCCGGATGTCCTTCGACCTCGGTGGCTTCGACACAGCAGCCGACAGCCCCGCGGCACGCTCCCGGTCCCGGGGCTCCCAGCTACCGTCATCGAGTTGCCTCACGATGTTGGCGAACCAGTCGACCCGCTGGAGGCATCCGCAGTGCTCGCACTTCTGGTACCAGCGGTGCTGGTCGCTGCGCTCGAACCTGGCGTGGATCCGCTGCGTCGATCTCGGGTTTCCGAAGAACAGCTTCTGCGGGAAGTCGCTGTTCTCGAGGCGGGCGTCGAGAAGTGGAAGGTGCGCCTGTTCGCAGCGGTCCACCTCGTCGACCAGGACTGAGTCGGTCTGGAACTCCTCGAACTTCGCGGGCTGGTTCGACCCCAAATACTGGAAGCTGCCCATCCCGAAGTGGCGACGCTTCACCGAAGCCGCGGTCTTCCCGGGACGGCTGTGCCTGGCCATCTCGCGGTAGTGCGGGACCCGGTCGATCACCGGGTCGATGCGGGTCTGGACGACGCGCTTGGCGATGTCCTCGTCGGGGAAGACGAAGGTGTGGCGGCGCCCCCGCTCCCCGGCCTGATACATGGCGAACAGCAGCGCCATCTCCGTGAACCCGACCTGCGTGCACTTCGAGACCACGAGCTCCGCGACGTCGGGGAGGATGACGTAGAGCCAGACCAGGAACGGCATGTCTCGGAACGACATGGGACGCCCGACGAGGTTGCGGTGATGGTGCATGGCGTACCGCAGCAGGGGCTCCCGCCCGATGTGCGAGAGGGCGCAGTGGTACTGCCGGTCCAGTTGCTTCTGTGCAATGCCCATCAGCGATAGGCTAACCGCGGAACACCCAACAGGAGAACCGACATGGGCGACCGACAAGCTCTCAAGCTCATCGAGAACCGGAAGGAGCGACGCGAGGCCCTGGAGCGGCTGCCGTTGTTCAAGAGCACCAGGGCTGTCATCGAGGTGGCGGAGGACTTCATCGTCGACGCGGAGGACACCATCCAGGGACTCAAGGCGGGTCGTAGGCGCCTCGACGCCACGTCCACGGCGCTGGCGCAGCTCATCGACATCCCGATCGTCCCCGAGTTCGTCGAGGTGCTGATCGCGCGGGTCGTCGTCCAGGTCGTGTTCTCGATCTACGACGAGGTCGACCACCTCGTCGCCAAGGTCAAGGCGCGTCGTGCCTCGAGGCAGCCGCGATCGCTCTGATTGGGTTGTGAGTCGTGGGGTGTCGCGCCATCTACAACAGGAGGACGCGATGCTCTACGAAGCCCCAGACGCTGGTATCGGTCACAGCCTGCACACCCGGCCCAACCCTGCGGGGTACGAGTGGGGCGGGTGGGACGACGAGGAGCAGGATCGCGACGCTGACGTGCTGGCGATGCTCGCGGGCTTCGACGACGCGGACGACGAGGACTCGTTCTGGTGGCACTGGCTCACTGTTGCAGAGGTGCTTGATGTTCAAGCTGCCTGACACGTCCACGATCACCAGCCAAACAGCCGTTTGGTATGCCCGGCTAGAAACCGAGTGGGACCCCGACACGCTGTTCGAACACCAGGGGCTGCATGACTGGCTCCACTGGTTTCTGGGCGCGTCGCCGGCTCAAGAGGGCATCGTCTTTGCGGCGGAGGAATGCATCGAGTACGGCGTGCTGTCGCCTATTCCGGTCTTTGCCGCCGCGTGCAGGGAGCATGCCTTCCCGGAGGACCGATTCACGAGCGTGGACGCCTGCTCCGCATGGTGGCGGCTGCGCTGCCTGTGGAACGCGCACGGCGCCACAACGGCTACCGACTGAGGAGGAACGATGGCAGAGCAGACGACCCCGTCGACGGAGAGCGGCCTTGATCTCCTGTGCAGGATGGCGATCGGACTACTGGAACTCGCACGCGTGGAGGGCATGCCCAACGAGACACGAAGATCGCTGCGCGAGGAGGCGGCCGACGTCGCCGAGCGGATCGCGCGGATCGAAGCGCTCGCCTCCCATCGCGACGCCAATCGCATCACAGCCAACGCAACACAGCACCCGGGCGCGCTGGTTGCGCTGGTTGATCGGCTGGCGGCTGCTGGATGGCACTGGCGAACCCTTCCGCCCAACCTTGGGTCGGAACTATGGTGCGTCTTCGCCACGAAGAACGCCGACACCAATGCCCCAGAAACTGCGAGGGGCATGGGCGCAACGTGGGCCGAGGCTATGCAGGGCCTTGCCGAGAAGGTAGGCGCGTGACCGAAGGCGGGATCAAGACCCTCACCGTGATGGCCACGGATCCCGCGAAGGGATGGCTGCTCATCGAGTTGTCGCCACGGACTCGGATCTGCCGGAAGAAGACGCGGGCCATCCTGCTCGGCGCGCATGCCGCGGGCCTGGTCGACAATGTGACGCCGGAGCGGGTGGGGTCGAACCTCCACCCGCCCCTCCAGTACCGCATCACTGCGGCTGGGCTGGCCGAGGTGGCGCTCTACGAGGACCTGTAGGGCGCTCACCAGTACCGAACGTCTTCGGCCTTCCCGCTGCCACCGCAGCAGTTGCACTCCTCGATCTCGCCATCGTAGGGGCCGTTCAGCGGGTCGTCGCAGTCCCAGTCCGCCCCGATGAGCCCATAGCCTTCACCACCACACCGCCAGCAGGTGTCGTCTCCGCGATCGTCCTCGTCCCAAGGGTCGTAGGCGCTGTAGTATTCCGCCATCTCACCCATCGCTTCCCTCCCTCGCTAGTACATCGTACGGACACGTCCCGCCCGCGCAGTCCTCCGGGCAGGAGTGTGCGACCCGGCACCACGCACACTGCGGCACGCACGTCCCGGGGCACAGGCTGGTGCCCTGGTGGTCGTCGTCCCACCCGTCGTCGTACGAGGCGAACTCGTCGTCCCAGTCGTCGTGGTAGCGGGTCATGCGCTCCTCCATACCTCGCGCGGGGTCATCCCGGACACGCTCATGCGCCACTCGCGGTCCGCCTCCGTCAGCAGGGTCGCAATCGCGAGAGGGCCATCCTCTGCTGTGCGCGCGAGCCTCCCCGTCGCAGCCAGCACCTCGATGGTCTCCGGGTCCATCCAGTCCGCCTCACTGGCGTCCACTCCTGCCTCCCACAGGAGCCGCCTCGCGGTGTCGCGGCATCCACGGTGGTGCGAGAAGGGGAAGGGCTTCACGACGTCACCTGCACGCCCGCAGCCTTCGCCGCCGCCGTGCTCTCCCGCCCGGGTCGACGCGCCTCCTCGATGGCCGCCTTGGCGTCGTGGACTCGAGCCTCGTCGGTGTCGCAGCCGTAGTACGGTCGCACCAGACCGAGGCAGGCACGGGCCGTCGGGGCACGACCGCAGAACAGGTCCAGCACGGGCGTCCCAGGTGGGCAGAACGCCTTCACGAGGTTGTAGCAGAAGATCCCGGGCTTCTCCGAGTGCTCGGTGCGGTCGGAGACGTGGGCGTTGCTGATCGTGGCCAGCGGCGCCGGCTTGCCCTTGCGGTAGAGCAGCAGGAACTCTCCGTCTCCCCGCCAGTGCGTCCCGGACCCGATCCGCCCGGTGTTGTCGGGGCGCTTGTTCCACACCCCGGCGCCGACGTATTCCCATCGGAAGCGCGTCGGGTCCTCCCCGTCTGGCTCGATGTCGTCGATGCCGAAGCGCTGCACGGCCTCGAACCACGGCCACAGAAACGGCCCGGTCACCCAGAGCGCCAGGTAGCAGTCGTCCGCTGCCACGTCGTAGGCAGCGTCGATGTCCCGGGCGATGTCCTCCAGCCCGTAGCCCTCGCTGGCCCCGTCGTCGTAGTGGCCGTCCGTGCTCCCGTTGATCCTCTGGTTCTTGTACGGCCAGGGCGGATCCGCGGTCACGAAGCCCACGGTGGTCCCGGCCTCGGCGAGCTCTCCCACCATCTCGGCGGCCGTGCAGCACCGGATCTGCACCGAGGCCGGCACGTCCCCTGCCAGGTCCGGGAGCGGCTTGGATGCGCGGAGTCGACGCTGCGCAACCTTCACCCGCGTCACCTCCCCATCGGCGAGGAGTTGGGCGACGGCACGCTGGTCCTCCACTGGCAGCCTGGCGAGGCGCTGAAGCTCCTGCTGGTTGTCGGCGGTCGGGGTGCCGCTGATCAGGTCGGCCGCCTCGTCGTCGAGACCTTCGGCGATCTTCACGGCACGTCGGATCGTCCGCCCGCTCTGCTTGGTGGCCTGCGCCGAGCTGGCGGCGAAGCTCGGGGGGGCGTCGCCCTTGGTGTGCTGATTCGTGCCGTGGCGAGTGGCCGGGTACAGCGCCTCCCAGACCTGCTTGCGGCGGGCGAGGTGCTGGGCCCGCTCCAGGGCCGTCAGCTCGACGCGACACAGGTTCTCGTCGATCTCCACCAACTCGGCGTTGGCGTCGGTGGGGATGGCGGGGATCCGCTCCCACCCGAGTTGCCGGCACGCCGTGATCCGCCTCAGCCCGGCGATGAGCCGAGGCGGGCAGTCCGTTGTGACGGAGATCGGTGTGATCAGCCCTACGGCTGCGATGCTCCCCACGAGGTCGGAGACATCCTTCAGACCCCGGAGTCGCTTCTCCGGGATCACCACTTCGCTGATGGGCACGGCTTCGATCATCGGGAGACTCCTTCGCCGGCAGGGGGCGTGTGCACGATCTGGATGCGTCCGCCCGGGTCACGGGCCGCAGCATCCGCGAGTTGACCCAGCGCGTCCTCCGTGAAGACCGCGCCATCCATCGTCAGCACGCCAGCAGTCGCGATGGTCTGGCTGACATGCATGCGGAACTTCCCGCACTCCTCTTCATCGACCGCCTCCGAGAACCCCAGCCAATTCGTGCGCGCCGGGTAAGCGTCGGTGATGACGCCACTCTCCTGGTCCACCTCGGTCACGATGCACCAGCCCACCGTGTGGAGGATGCGGTTGGTCCACCACAGCAGACCGGAATCCCGGAACTCCTGCCAAGTCGCTCGTTTGATGCTCATCGGTTGTCCTCCTGCGCGCGTAGCGCATGGTCAATGGCCACTGGGCCTACCAGCTATGGCCCCGCATCGTCAGACCACAACCCAGGAGGTGAGGCCCGACCGAACGACGTCGCATGGAACAACAGGACGATGGGCAGTCCACGTCCGGTCGGGCCCCGTCCACCGTATCGCCGAGCCTGGATCCGGGGCTGTCATCGCGTATGCGACTTCCTCGCCATGTCGAGCAGCAGATCGCGGAACGGAAGCGGGGTGGCCTTTGCTTCACGCTTGGACAACTGTCGGATGCCTCGAGCCGTGAGTTCGGAGCGAGGGCGGTCGGAACTGATCCAGGCCGACGTCGGTGCCGGGTCGCTCCAGTCGAGTGCAGGCGGTTCCGGGCCCATGTAGTAGAGCCAGGTCGCCTTATTTGCCGGGTGCCCGTAGTTCCGCTGGTGCACCTCGGTCACCCAGCCCGAGTCGAACAGCGTACAACTCCAGCGGCCGCGGACCGGCCGCAATAGGTTGAACCGAGTCCAGGCCAGCGTGAGCGCCGGATGTTCCAGCACGCCGCCGAACCTGCGGACGCAGTCCAGCGCATGAGCGAAGCAGCCACCGTCGTCGCCGACCTTCAGCCCGTAGCGCGCCTCGTTCACGCGCGCGAGTTGGCACCACCGCTGGCAGGGCGGGTGAGCGATCACAGGCCACGGCCCGTCGTAGTCGCGAGCATCCCGCTCGATTGTGCACCGATGACCTTTCGTCCGGCCATGCCACGGGTCGACGTCATCGATTCCGAAGTATGCCCCCCCGTCTCGACGTAGAGCGCGGCGATCATTCTCGCTCCTCGCCCTGCCGCCGCCGCTCCAACTCCAAGAGCGCCTCCTGCGCCTCGACCTGACGCTGGTACAGGTCCACGCCCCGCTCCAGCACGTCCACCAGCCGCGTGCCCTGGTCTCGGCACAGCAGCACGAACGACTCTGCCACGGACATCGGGCGGGTGGCCACCTCACGCACGAGGGACAGCGCTCGGTCTCGGCGTCGGGGGCGGTCGATGTCGGTCATGGCGTCGGGTCCTTGGGTAGCACACCCAGGTCTCTCGCCTCCGCGAGGATGTTGGCCACGCCCGCGCGTTGGCGGTTGGACAGGTCCAGCGGAGACATGTCGATATCCTCGACCACCTGGGCCCACCTCCGGAGCGTGCCCATCAGCGCCTCGGTGAGGTCCCGAAGCTCGGCATCCGCTTCTCCAGCCCGGCGCAGGGCCTCCTTCGCGCGCTCGTTCTCGGCCCGCAGTCGGTCGATGTCGGTCATGGCGTCTCCCCATCCGGGGCCACTCGCCCGGACTTCCCAGGCTCGCCCCATTCAGCCAGCCATTCGATGCTCCGACAGCAGCGACGGCAGGCGATTGAGTCCTCCCACATGACCGCCCACCAGGGCAGCAGCGGATGCGCTCCCTGCGCTTGGACATCAGACATCGGAACTCTCCGGATGCTTGTCGGCGTCCACGGCCGCTGCGCAGCGCGTGGGCAGTTCTGCGTGCGTGAACCAATAGGCGTCGTATGTGTGCGTGAATTGCTTGCGGAAAGGCCGTCCGTCGGCTGTGCACACGCACCGCGCCGTGATCAACGGATTCTGCTCCTGGCGCGGCGTGATCGTCTCGACGACGCCGAACCAGCGCGCGCGGTACGTGCTCTGCACGGTGTCGCCGACACGAAACACGTCCGCACGATACGCCCGTTTCACGGCGTCACCTCGACGGCGCCGTCGACACCGCGCTGCTCACGCGCCGCAACGGCCAGCCGCAACGTGAGCGCGTCGACCTCGGTGCGCAGCGCCTCGTTGCGCTGCTCGGCCTGCTCGGCTCGGCGGGTGGCGACGTCGAGGGCGTCGAGAAGGGCCATGACATCGTCGCGCACCTCATCCTTAAACGTCAGCATCCACGCGCGTCTCGCATGCCGCTCACGGATCTCGGCCAGTCGCGCGGGAGTCATGGGATCACCTCCAGCAGGCCCAGCGAACGGGCCTCGTCGAGCAGCTTGGCCGCCCCTGCCGGCGGCAACACCCAGCCTTCGCCGCAGCAGTGCGGGCACTCCTCCTCGTCGACCACGCCGTCGTCGCAGTCCGGGCACAGCGTCGCATCGAGGCACCGGGCCAGTCGCCCCGCCAGCTCCGCACGGGCCAGCAGGGCAGGCGCGGCGTTGCGGAGGGCGGCGATCAGGGCGGCGTCGTGGTCGCTACGGTGCAGCGCCACCCGGTTGTCTTCGACCCATCGGAGATACAGCACCCAATCGTCGGGCTCATGGCCGTACAGCCCATCACCGACCCACTCCCACGGCCCCGGGGTCGCCTCGGCCTCCAGGCGCCGCAGTTCCGCCAAGGTCTTCGCAGACAACGGCGCGGGCGCACAGGACTCACCGCGCGCGATCGGGTGGTCGCGATCGACGCCTTCGAGACCTTCCGGGTGTCCCAGCGAAAACGCGATGCGGCCGTCGCCATCACGCGTCCATCCTCGCGCCCAACCGCACGGATGTGCAGCCGGATCGCAGGGTCCGTATCGCCAGATGTTGCCGCTACGTGCCTGGAATACGTGTGGATCAGCGCTCATGGGGTCCTCCCTAGCCACGTCAGGCCCGCGGACGTCACGCGCCACGGCTCCGCTTGATCCCCGCGGCGGACGAACTCGTGTTCGAGCAGAATGCTCAGGGCGTGCGCGAGATCGCCAAACGGCAGCGAAAGCACATCCGCGATCGCACGTGATGTCAGCGGGTTGTTTGCCTCAGTGCGGTCCGCGATCAGCGCCAGCACCGAGCGTTGGTTCCGGGACAAGAACACGCGCTCCGGAAGCTCCTGGCCCGCGGCGTCCAGCAACACGATGGTACCGCCGCACGCGTTCGCGCGCAGGAAGGCCGCCGCATTCTCCGTTGGCCCCGCAGTGTCCAGCAACTGTCCGACGGCGTGCAGGATACGCGCGCCCTCGCCGTAGCGGTTCAGGTACGGTTCGACCTCGCGGACCACCTGTCCGTACAACGCCAGCCGGAGGCCCACGCGCGTGTCGGCGGCTAGTAGGCGCTGCCGCACCAGCCCGTCCTCGCGGTAGATCAACACGCCGCAGCCCGCGCGCACGGTGTCGACCACGTAGAATCCGCTGAGACCCCGATGCGGTCCGTCGAGCACGGTGACCGGGGCGCCGTCGGTGAGAAGCGCTGCGCGATGACGCGCAGGTGGTACGAGTAGCACGGCAGATGGTGTGTTCACGGCGTCACCTCGCTGTCCAGATGGGTCAGGATGGCGAGGAGGGCTTCGGTGCGGTTGGTGATGCCCTCCAGCCACGGCGCGTACGGGGCAGGCCCGCCGAACAGCTCGGTCACAATGTCGCTCTGCGGCGCCCGCTCGAGCGTGTCCCACTCGGCCACGGGGATACCGTGCCACGAGCAGCACAACTCCCACACGCCCCCCTCGTGGTCGAAGCGCAGCCAGTACGCCGCAGCCTCCCCGTCGTCCCCGTACCGCATCGCCAGGCACCGGCAGATGGCCGTCTGGGTGTCGGGGGTAAGGAGGGCGCCCACCGTGGAGATGTACGCGCCCTCCTCGAAACCCTCCTCCGTGTTCCACAGCAGCGCCTCGTCCAGCGCCAGATCGCCGCCGGTCTCGCAGACGTCGAGGATGATGCAGTCGCCCACCGAGTAGCCGGGGCACGGCAACGGCAAGCAGCCCAGCCGGTGCAGCAGCGCGGCGGGTACGGTCAGGGGCCTTTCGATCATGTGAACCTCCTGCCTCCCATGGCGCAGCGAACCCCGCCCCACAACCCGTCGCGATACGATCGCCGCGAAGGAGGCTCGATGACCATCCACCTCGGCGCTCGTGGCACGCGCGTCACCGCCCTGCAACGACGACTCAACGCCCTCGGCTACCCGCTGGTCGTGGACGCCCGCTTCGGGCCGGAGACGGAGCGGGCTGTACGGCAGTTCCAGTCTGCCCAGGGCCTCGTGGTCGACGGCGTGGTGGGGCCCAGGACCTGGGCGGCACTGGAGAAGCTCCCGGCCGTGGGCCTGGACGCGTCGACAGTTCCGGACGTCGAGGGCGTCGCAGGGAAGGCCCTGGCGTTCGCGCGCGGCGACCTGGGTGCCGCAGAAAGGCCGGACGGCAGCAACGCCGGGGCACCCATCGCCCACCTCGTGGACGGCTACCGAGAGCATTGGCAGATCGACAGCCCAAAGGCCCCGCCCTGGTGCATGATCGCCTGCTCCTCCTGGACGGCACGCGCACTGGGACTCGGGGACCGGGGACGAGACGTCGACTGGACGCTCCATCCCTTCGGGGCATGGTTCGGGGGCGTCGGGCAACTGGAGGACTGGGCGCGGGCGAATGGGCGCTGGTCCACCGACTTCTCCGAGGTCCCGGCGGGCGCCATCTACACGATGAGTCGCGACGGCACCGACAGCGACCCGGCCACCTCGCCGAGGAAGGGGCACTGCGGCTTCTGGCTGTCTGGCCTGGTGGAGAGCGTGGAGGGTGACGTTGTCACCACGCTGGACGGCAACGTCTCGAACCGCGTGGGACTCCGTGAGCGCCCCGTGTCGTCCCTTCGTGGCTGGGTGCGTTGGTGGGACGAGCCGTTCGCCGATGCCCTCTCCGATGCCATCCTGGACTTCTCAAACGAGGTCCTCGCCGTGGAGCCCGCCGCCGTGGAGGCCCCGAAGAAGCCGAAGCGGAAGCGCAAGGCGCGGGTCAAGCGCGGCGAGTAGCCCGCCGCCTACGTCGCCACCGCTGCCACGCCTGCCTCCCATGCCGGTCGCAGCACCCTCCGGGTCGACGACGCCACAGCCCTTGCGCTCGCAGGGGGCGTTGTGCCGGTCGGACTTCCGCCACAGGCGCATCAGCCCCGCCACGGGTCTACCCAATCGGTCCATCCGTCTGTGCACTTCACGCCAAGAAACGCCTCTCGATGTTGCTCCGGCACCATCGCCCTGAACAAGGCCGCCAAGTGCTCACAGTGCGGGTGCGCCTGCTCCTGTGCGTAGGTCTCGCAGAAGCGCAGGCTGTCGTCGCTGACGTTGTGGTCCACGACCGCGATGTGCAGACAGCACCCATTGCCAACTTCCTTACGCTGCCGGAGGAGCACCGCCAACGCATCCAGAGCCTCGGGTGAGATCGTGTTGCTCATGGCTCCTCCATCATCTCGGGCGTCGGCTCGAACACAGTTCGGCTGGTCCCTGGCGGTCTTGTCCAACTTCATCGACTGCACCACGCGCACGACCTGGCGCGGCCACATCCACTCCGGCACCGGCAGTCCCTCCCGCAGCAGGCGTCGGCGTTCCTTGCGTCGTTGTCGGCTGTTCATTCGCCCATCTCCTGTAGGTCCTCGCGGTCCGCCCGCGCCACCAACTCGCGCAACCGGTCGAGGTGATCGCCCACGTAGGTCGCCGCGTCATGATGCGTCGGGTCCAGCAGGAGCCTCCGAACCGCGATGAGAAGCCGCTCCTCGCTCGGAGACCGCCCCGGTCTGTCAAACACCCCGAGCATCCACCCGACCGCGGCCAGCGCCAGGAGCACCAGTGCGGCCCCGAACAGGGCGCCGACCATGAACACGTGCGCCTCGGTCATCGCTCCGCCCTCTGCGCCGCGTCACACACGATGCGGTAGGCCGCTGGCGTGAGGTACACGGTTCGCGCCTCGTGGATGTCCTCGTGCAGCGTCGACGGGTTGCCATCCCGGTCCTCCAGCGCCCAGGGGCGATCAGCCATCAGGTGACGTTCCGCCAGCACCCGGAGCGTCGCTCCCGGCCAGTGACGTCCGCGGGCAACCCGGATGACGTCCATGGCGATCTGCCACTCCTTGTCCGTCGCCCCTGGGTGGTCCTCCCGGTTGGGCACCACATGCCTAACCATCGGGGCGCTCCCGCTTCGGTCCAACGCTCCAGAACGTCGGCATCACTGCTCCCCCTGCGCCCGCGCCGGTGGCAGTACCTGCGTCGTCACCACGACGAGGGCCCTCCACCCGCACTCCGGGTCCGAGCACACCGCCCGGTACACGTCGCTCCCGGACTGGGGCTCCGGCTTCGCGGGGACACGGATCGACTTCCCGCAGGCCCCACAGGGCGGGGCGATGTCGTCCGCCGGCACGAGTTGCAGCTCCGGCAACTCCAGCACCGGAGGGTGACAGCGCGCCGGCCCACCAGCCTCCAGGGGCCGGCACGAGCAACTGGGGTAGGTGCAGTCCTCCTGGCGCTGGGCGGGGGCCTGACGCTGTCCCCACGACCGGAAGTAGCGGTCGATGCGGCGGACCAACCGTTCCGCGGGGACGCGACGCTCTGCGACGATGCTGCGCCCGTCCACGTCGGTGGCTGTCCGGGCCAGGTAGGGGTACTTGCCGTTCCCGTCGACGGGTCGAAGGACGACGGCGCGACCCTCCAGGACATCCTCGAGCACGGCTTCGACGACGTGCCGGTCCAATCTCTGGCCCCCGGACAGTGTCAGCTTCTGAGTCTTCGGGTCGTAGTTCATCGAACCTCCTCGCCTCCTATGGCGTCGCGTCGCCCCTACCACAACCCGCCTTCACATCTCCTCCCGTGGCCTCGTGATCAGCGCCAAACGCATCGCGTGGAAGCGGAGGCGCCGTTGCTGCGGCTCCTCCGGGACACCCCAGGTGAAGCGCCAGCGGTGGGCAGAGACGAAGGCGTCGATACCGGACTCCACCGCGTCAGCCAGAGCGGCGAGCGCGAGCTGGTACTCCGCGTCCGTGGTGGCCGTCCCGACGCTGGTTGCCGCTGGGTCGAAGCGCGATGCCTCATCCACGGCGGCCCCTCTGCGGTGGCGGGCGGTCCAGCCGATGTGGATGGCTGGGGTTGCGTCGACACGGGCAAGACAGGGGCGACGGACAGCGCCACTCCACCCCGGCCCCGGGCCACGTCGTACCGGTGTCGTCCGGGTCGAAGGGCGGTGTCCTCCCGTAGGCCATGACGACGTGGGCACCGGTCAGAGACATCGTTCAGCCCCGTCTCGGGAGTCGCAGTCGTCGTCACAGGGCGTGCCCTCTGGAGCGCCGCAGCAGCCGCACTCACGGGCGCTGCGGCTGGCCTCGCTGTCCGTCCGAATCGGCTCTACCTCGTTCCAGTCTGGGTCCACTCGGATGATGCGACCGAGGTCATCGATCGCGGACTCGTCACCAGTGCCGCCGGCGATCTCTTCCACCCACGCGCGGCACATGTCGTAGGGCTCCCACTTGTAGTAGTGGGCCAGCCTGGCCACCCCCAGCGGCTCGATCTCGTCATCACACCAGAGCACCAGCGAGAGACGCGATGCACGGCCCTTGCCGTTGATCCAAGCTTGCGAAGTGGGCGGCTTCGAGTAGAACCGTGCCGATGTGGCCACAAGGCCCGAGTGCTCGGGATGCGGCTCCAGCAGGATGGCATGCACGTCACCCATCGGTCACCTCCCGACCGTCAGCGTCGAGCAGGACGAGGGTGCCAAGGCCGGGCCTCCCCTTGTGGTCGCCCCCGTGGCAGGCCAGCCAGCCACATTCGTATGTGCGCCAAAGCGACTCAGGCACAAGCGGGTGGTGTGGGGTGAAGTTCGCGGTTCGCCCGCGGCCGGGCCAGCCAGCGCCCCGGTGCTGCGCCCAGTCCAGCCGATCCATCCCCTCAGCCGCCAGCTTCCCATCCCAGGCCAGCACAAGAGCCTTGCGGACCAGCCGAACGCTCTCCCAGTCACCGCACTCCGCGCAGACAGGCGCCGCTCCAGGTGCACGGTACTCCCACCAGTTGTAGAGGCATCCATCGCGGTAGCAGCGCCACTCCATAAGCATCGGCGGCCGCGCCCCGCACAGCCCATCGGCCAGCAAGCCCGACCGGTCACCCTGGTGCGGCACGAGCAGCACGGCATGCACCTCACCCATCATCCACCTCCAGCAGGCCCAGCGCGTGGGCCTCGTTGAGCATGCGATCGAGGTCCCAATCAGAGCCGTCGCCATAGGACCATGCGAGACGCTCCTTGTCCGCCTTCAGCCGCGCGGCCATCCGCGCCGCCAGCTCCGCGCGGGCCAGCAGGTTCGGCGCGGCGTTGCGGAGGGCGGCGATCAGGGCGCGATCGTGCGGGCGGTCGTCGCCGTCCGGGTCCTGGCAGATCGGAGACAGCGAGTCTCCACCGACTGCGACGACGTGCCCCTCGTACGGCTCGAGGTTGCCGAAGTCCATCCACGGCCCCGGGGTCGCCTCGGCCTCCAGGCGCCGCAACTCGGCCAGGTCGATCGTGGGCACGGTCGGGGTCCTGGGTTGGTCACTCATCCTCACCTCCTACCCCTCATGGCCCGCCAAGCCAGGACCACAACCCCAGGTCGCGTGCTACGGTCTTCGCACGAGGTGACCATGCCCAACGACGGCCTCAGCTCCAAGTTCCGCGTCAAGTCCGTCAAGTCCGATGAGGTCGTGATGGCCAGCGACGACACGCAGTACTCGTGGACGATCCCATCAGGGGCGTCCGAGGTCCTGTTCATCATGAAGGACACCGCCACCGGTCTCGCCACCCAGCCGTGGCGCGTCAGCACGACCGCCGGTCAGGTCGCCACCCCCGGCGGTGGGACTCCCGTGGTCGCGGGGGGACAGTGGGTCTACGACGCCGGGACGTACCGTGGCACGGTCTACTTCGCGCACACCGCTGGTGCCTCGCAGACCATGCGCGTCGAGTACGCCTAGGCCGCGCCGGCCCGCTGTCGCGCCGTGGCCTGGTAGAAGCGGAGCCGCTTCCGCGTCGTCGTGGTTGGCGCCAGACCGACCTGCTGCTGGAACGCGGTCCCGGAGGCCGGGACGTCCGCAGTGAGCGGACCGCTAGTCCACAGGGAAGTGAGGTCGACGGACTGGATCTCCGCGGTCAGGGTCCCGTCCACGACCTCCATGATGAAGTGGAGCGGCACCCCCGCGGCAGCGGCGACACCGGTGTCCACCAGGACCTGGGAGCCCCCGGCCTTCCGCGACAGCATCCAGTTCGTGTCGGCCCGTGACGTCGAGAACTGGAACAGCACGTGGTCCACGGCAGGATCGTCGACCCCTGCGGCAGCCAGCGGGCCGTTGGCGAGGCCCGACCAGGTGCGGATCGCCGCGATGCTGTCCACGGCCGCCTTGACGTCGATGGCTGGGTTGGCACCGTAGACCCCGGAGACCGTGCCGTCTCGGATCCCGCGGGTCAGCCCCGCAGTCGTGTCCGATGCGATCTCGATGTAGGGACCGCTGGTCGTGGACGTGTAGGTCAGCGCCAGCGCCGAGATCGTGTTGTTCGCCCAGCTACCGAGACAGCCACCTGAGGTGACGGCTGGAGTCGCGTCCGCACTAGGAAACGCCCAGCCGTGCATGTACATGCGCTGGACGTCGTAGAACGCCTGCGCCATCTGCTGGGCGGTGGTCGACGGGGGGATGATCCTTGGCATGGGTCCTCCGGCTCACACCGTAGCACCGCGCCTAGGGAGAGGCGTCACTCCGCTGTGGGGAGGTGCTGTCCTAACTTGGGGCCGAGTGTCCTAATTCAACCTGACCGCCCGATTCCGTGGTAGCGCCCGCGACTCCTCGTCAGCACGACCGCCATCGACGACACGAAGCCACGGGATCGCGGTCGCGCGTCCCTCGGTCCGCGGGGCACGCCCCCACGTGGGCCACTACGCCTCTGCCGCTCCATCGGTGGCGGGTGCCGTGTCCTCGTTCTGGGCGAGCTGCAACGCGGCGAGGTCCAACGGCTCGCGCGCGATGAGCTGCCGACACAGCGTCGTGGCCTCCGCCAGGTCCTCGAGGATTGCAGGGAGGACCGGCTGCCCGTGCTCCTTGGCGATGGCGACCCGCGCGGTATCCGGAAGCCGTTGCGCGTTGCTGGCCGTAGGCAGTCCGAGCAGCCTGGCTTCCTCATCCTCGAGGTCGCGCAGCATCGACACCAGCCTCGGTAGGTCCGCAACCTTCACGGCGGCAGGTCGGATGTGCGCGTTCTTCGGGTCTGCCGCGAACTTCTCGTCCACGGTCATCTTGACCGACTGCTGGATGGCACGGATCGCGTGGAGCGCCGTGTTCCGCAGCGCGGCGTTGGTCTCACGCCCCCGTGCCCGTCGCTGCTCCCACGCCTCTCGTACCGGGTCCGCCACGTCGTCGGGGAGGAAGGACTCCTCGGTGAGGTCACCACCGTTGAGAAGCCGGCGCAGCATCTCCACTGCCCGCTCCTGCACCTCCGTGGAGTCCTCGCCGCGCCGAGGCTTGTGGTTGGACACCGGGACGGAGACGTACGGCGCCAGCACCTCCATGTCGCCGCGTCCGTGCTCCTGGTAGTAGAGGTGCCGGTACAGGCGGACGGCATAGCGCTGCGCCCCGTCACCGTGAGCGGCAATCCGGTCGGCCCAGGCGTTGCGCCGAAACGACGAGACCACGGCGCTGCGGCTCCTCTCGCCGGAGAGGGTCCGGGCCACCGCGTTGAGCGAGCGGCCGTCGCAGACCCCCTTGCCTGCGGGGCCATGAGCGAGGTTGCAGTTCGGGTCCTGCATCGCCAGGAGCAGCAGGGCGCGGTGCTGCTCCCTCCGTTCCCGACGCCAGGGGTTCAGCGTCTTCGGGTCCGGGTCAGCCTGCGTCCAGCGGCGGTGCTCCGGCTGCACCTCCCCGGCCTCGTCCGTCCGGTTGTCGGCCCATGGTGGCGAGTCCGCGTAGCGAATCGTCGCCATGGCCTACCCCTCGTAGTCGCCCGGGAACTTCGACATCCGGCGCAATCGCTTCGGTCTGCCGAGTCCGGAGATCGCGTCGCGTGCGGTGGCGTTGGCTTCTCGGATCACCTCCGCCGGGTCCGGAACCTCCCGCACCTCACGAGCCATGCGCGCCTTGAACTGCCCGATCGTCTCGCCTTCTCGTCTCGCCATGACCGACTCCCTACTGCCCAGAGACGAGCGTAGCACCCAGGCTCCGGGTAGGCGACTGTGGCGGCGCTGCACGACATGGGCCGAGCAGCGGGAGCCCTACGAGGCCGGGGTGCGGCTCGTGGTGGTCAGCGAGGGGTAGCCGTCAGAAGTGCCGGATGCGCTCGGCCAGGACGGCCTCGTAGGCCGACATCGCGGCCCGCTGGATGAACAGCCGCCCCTGCTCGTCGGGATCGAGTCCCGCGAAGATGGGACTCGACTCGATGAAGACCGTCAGCTTTCCGAGCCTGTCGTACAGCTCGGCGTGCTCATCGACGACGCGCTGCTGATGGGGTTCGAACATGGGTGCCTCCTGGGCAGTAGTGGCGCGAGAGCGCCGGGTTGTGATCGAATCATCGAGTGGTGAGCCCCGCCGCGCTGTCCAGCTTGCTGGCGAGTTCAGCCACCTGCTATTCCAGCGCTGCGATCCGGTCGAAGAGTTCGCCGATCGGAATCGCCACAGGTGGATGCGCGACCGCCTCCAGCGCCTCCAGGCGATCGTCGACAGAGCGCTCGGGCCTGGGCCTGATCCGGTCGACGCAGACGCTCATCAGCCACCCCCCTCTGGGACAGTGTCGTCGTGGGCGCGGAACACCCAGGCGGACAGGCGGTTTCCGGGGCGATATAGGGCGGCCAGCTCTGCTACGGGTAGCCACGGGTGCACGATGCAGTTGTGCACGATGCAGAGCACCCACCAGGAGATTGCTTGTCGCGGATCATCCATGGGTCACCCCAGCGAGATGTCGGCACACCAGCATGAGCGCCAGGGCGTCGACGTAGCGGCTGCCGTCGGGGAGGAGGCGCGGGTCCTCGGGGTCGAGGTCGGCGAGGGTGGGGACACCATCGCCAGGGAAGTAGGCCGCTCCATCGTCATGCCACCCATCCGCGAATCTCATCCGGCCGATTCGCATCTCGCCGACGCCAATCGAATCCGGTTCCCGGGTCGACACGCCGAGCTTGTCGGGACGGCTGCCATGGATGAATCGCGCCACCCGATCCCGGCACTCCGCGCGGGCCATGTCGAGGTAGACGGAGTCTACGTGCACATCCTCGTGTCCCTCGGGCCAGCCAATCTCGGCGTTGATGTCGACGGCCACGTAGTTGAGCAGCGCGACGTTGTCCCCGTCCCAGCCCAGCCACACGCCGGGGACCCAGCATGGAGCGTCCGCGAGTCCGCGGTGCACCATGATGGGACCACACCACCCGTCCAGTAGCTCGGGGGTGGCAGGCAGACGGAGCGCCGCGAGGTCGGCGGCGGTGCAGGCGGTCATGGGGTCACCTCGGCGCGGGATGCCAGGTAGCTGTCGATGAGATTCTCGTCGGCCTCGCTGGTGGGGATCACCGCGATGATCTGGAACCCACACCGGCCCGCCGCCTGGCAGTCGGCCAGGTCCAGCAGGCACAGCCCGCAGGCCGTCCCGTCGAAGGTGGTCGCCATCCGGTCGTCCAGCCGGTCCAGCGCGTGTGCCAGGGAGTCGGCCTCGCAGATCGGCCCGTCGTGCCCCGTGCTGGCCGTCCAGCGCCCGTCCGGCAGGCGCTCCAGGGTCAGCGGGCCTCGCTTGGCCAGCCGCTCGACCACGCGCAGCAAGCGCTGCGACTCCTCGGGGGACGCGAGTTGCGAGCGCAGCACGTCCCGCTGGGCGGTCATGTCCTCCAGGAGGTCCCGCAGGTCCGAATCGGACTGTTCGCGCCGGCTCATGGGGTCACCTCGGCGTAGATGGCCGCGAGGGCTTCGTCCGCGCCGTCGAACTCGACGCAGCGGCCGTCCTCCGTCTCCGTGCTCCAGCCGTAGGCCGCCGCGCTGTCCTCGCTCCAGACGTAGGCGCCCAGACCAGTCTCGTCGTCGGCATCGGCATCACGTCGTCGCACCCATTGGCCGCCACGGGGCTCACCGTTGAGCAGTGTCGCTGTCATCACCACCTCCTGCCCCGTATGGCCGGGGACAGCAGGACCACAACCCAGAATCTCTACGGCGAGATCGACCAGGCCAGTCCGGCCAGGGACACGCGCTTCGCCGTCGCCGCAGCACCGGTGTTCCCGAACAACGTGAGGGTCCCGGTCGAGGTCGAGAGCAGTAGCTGCCCGCTGTGCACCGTCGTAGGCCCGCTGGCCTGGTACGACGCCGGAAACGTCCACGCACTCCCGGTCGGTGGCGGCAGCACGGCGGCGGGTAGCGTCAGCAGCACCGACGGCAACGACTGGTCCCCGACGGGAGACTCCACGCCACCCCGGAGCTGCACGACGTCCCCGATGACCCGGTACTCCGGAGCCCCGTAGAGCACGGCCTCCGCCGCCCAGCCAGTCCCAGGGGTCAGAGGTAGCCACGGCGCCGCAGAGCCGCCGAGCAGGTTGTTGAGCACCGCCACCAGCTCTGAGCTTGCCCCGGTGTCGTTGAGGGCGAGGCGGAGCCTCTGGACGAGACGGGCGGTGATGGACATCGAGCCTCCTGCGCCGACACTATCACCGGGCCGTCAGCGGTCCCGTGCCTCCCGTGCGGCTACTTCCGGCCGAGAGCCTCACGCACGACGTCGGCGAGCCACCCGTCGCGGGGCCTACCCGCCTCGGCAGCGCGCCGCGCCCACTCCGCGGCCTCCTCTGGCGTGGCGAGCACCTCCACACGCACGAGGCCTGGATCGCGGGTGCGGGGGCGGCCTGCGCCCTTCCGGCGTCCTCCGCGGGGCATCAGGTGGCCTCGGCGAGAGCGCGCGCCAACCAGTCGGTACGGGGACGGCCGCGGGGGCGCTTGGGGAGCGCCATCAGGGCAGGTCCGTGCGGAGGTACTTCTCATGCTCCGACGTGTAGGCGTTCACGTAGCGCTGGAATCCACTGCGGCGTGCGACTCGGACAGCGCTCGCCAGCGACCTTTCCGCGTCGATCGGTTTGTCACCACGAACCACCGCGACGGGCTCCGACCATCTGCCCATGAGGCGCAGGCACTGGTAATCCGTCGCGTCCTCGCCCAACTCGGCGCGCGCACGATCGAGCAGCATGTCAAACAGGTGCGCCTTGCTCACGTCGCTGAGTACGACCTTCGGGGTGATGGTCTCGGCAAACGCCAGTCCCTTCTTGATTGCTCCCATCCTTCCTCCTTCGCGTAGCACGCGGCTCCGACGCACCGAGCGGACCCGGTGCGCCGACGTCGGGGGCTAGGCGGTGAGAGCGCCGATGGCTTTCAGGCAGTCGTGCAAAGCCTCAGCCGTCACGTCGACGCTGGACGAAGCGGCCTCGAACGCGCGGCAGATCGCCTCGAACGAATCTACGGGCCCGTCGTGCGGGTAGAGGATCACGCGTACGACGTTGTCGTAGTCGTCCTCCGCCTCTGTGCCAGCGAAGGGATTTCTGGCGGTGAGGGAAGCCGCCGTGTCGATAAGGTTCCTGGTCGGGGTCATGGTGTGGCTCCTGGGTTGTGCCCTGGCTCATCAGGCGGGGTAGGGCAGGCCCCCGCGACGCCCAGGAGGGCGTTTCGCCGGTGGTCATCCCAACCCGCAGGCTCCTGCTGGAGGTTGACCGGGCGCGCTGCGGGGGGTGGGGATGAAGTGAGGGCGGCTGACGATGCGGGTCATGGTGGCTCCCCGTTGGTGATTTCAGTATGCTCCGCCGTCTGATTCCAGTCGAGCGAAATCTGTAACCCAGGGCAAGACTTTACATCTGACTGCACACGCGTTCAGTTCAGCCGCCATCGCCGACGATGAACGGCGGGTCCAAACAGGGCCACTGCTCCGCATGCGCCACCACAGCCTCCGGGTCCGTCATCGCCGCCACGACGTGGTCTCGCAGCGCCCCGAGGTCGTTGTGGGAGAGGTTGCCACGCGTCATCTCGGACAGCGTCCGGACCCAGACATCGATGGCGATCTGAGCTCGTTGCATCGGGGTCGGTGGTTGCTGGCCGTCGTCCTGGTCTTTCCCAAGAACGGTCAGCTTCGGGGTCTCGTCGTTCATCGCTTCTCCTCTGTCGGAACTGCACGGTCACTGGCTACTGGAGCGGTGGTGGCTGTGCATTGTCGCAGGACCTTGGAGCGGTTGCCACTCCAGTCCTGTCGCCCACCGTTGCCAGAAGATGGCCCGGTGACGCGCTGCAACCCCGTCTGCGACAGGCCGTGACCCGGAGCCCCAGAGGTGCGACCCCCGGGGCTGCAACAGGTCATCCTCAGCGCACGGTCCGCCGGCGCAGCCGCGCGCGCCGCCCACGTACTCATGGCGCGAGCGACCCGGAGTGTGCAGAGAAAGTTCGGGACCCCGGAGGAGTGGACAAGTTGGCCACTCCTGGAAACGGACACCACGCCGATGGATGTCCTGCGGGATGAGTTTCAGGATGGCTCATCGCTACGGCACGAAGGCTCCGGCGCTGATCGTGCCCTCGGCCAGCATCTGCGTGAACAGGTCCTCCGCCAGGTTGTCCGCGGTGTTGCCACTCACCACCGCCGCATCGAGCAGCACCCGCAGCGCGGCGCCGTCCGTGATGCTGACCCGTCGGGATCGGATGAACGTCGTGCCGTCGGTCTCGAACTCGTCGTACTCGACAACCGCCGTCGGGGTCGCGGTGTCGAAGCCCTCGATCGTCAGCTTCGTGATCTCGAGCTTGTCGGTCTGCTGACCCTCTGGGGTCGTGTAGTCCCACTGTGCCATGAACACCTCCGGCGGCACCGTATCATCGGGGCTGGTCCGCGGGGCCGTCAGGGTCTCGGGACGCTCTGCTCCTGCCGGGGCAGTCGCGCGAGCGGGCCGCGGTACAGCACGAGCTTCGGGTCCGAGTCAGACCAGACCCGCGAGCCTCGCGTCGATCCGGCCGGCCTGCGCGCGCTCCGTCCGGTGGTCATGCCGAGAGACCTGTATCCGGCTCGGCGAAAACAGTAGCCCGTGACGTCCTCGCCGTGGCTCGGGTCGCACATCGTCTCCCAGTGCTCGACGTCCTCGCCGTACCTGCGCTTCCATTGCTCCGCCGCGAGATCGTGCCACTGCTTCAGGATGACGGATGCAGGGGTCGCCCCCCCCAACTCAAGCCGGTAGATGAAGCAGCACACCGTGCCGGGCAGTGGGCGCGCATCCTCGAGGCCCAGGCGGCGGCGAGCTGCGAGCTTGTAGGGCGGCTCTCCGAGTCCGATGATGCCCCGCCGGACTCCGTGGTCGAAGATGAACCAACCAAGCTTTCGCCCTGGTGGCGCTCCTCCGGACTCCGTGTAGTGCTCCCGCAGCACCGCCACGAACCACGGGTCCCAGGTGCTGCACGGGATCAGGGCAACAGACATGCTCAGTCGCAGCCTGGCTTGGGGGCACGACGGAAGCCGCATGGCGCGCGATACCAGGGACGCACCCCGTAAAACCTCGGGCGCTCCTCGCTCACCGGATCCACGACCGTCACGACCCGCTTGCTCCGCCAGTCGTATCGGCGCTCACTCTTGGTGCGGATGGCCACCGACTCCGTACCGGGGTGGTCTTCCCACTTGATGGTCGCAGGTCCCCATGCCGGGCTGGCTACCTGGATCATCGCTGGCCTCCCTTGGTCGTTGGGAACTCCCGATGCGCGACGCCGTCGAGGGTCTTCGGGTCTTCGCCCCTGTCGAGGAACGAATGCGGCCGCGACTTGTCGAGCATGCCGTAGGCGAACTCGTCGCCACCCGGATCGTCGTGGTAGCACACCCAGCCGGGGCGCTCGGACGGGACCCAGGCGCCCCACTGCTTCCAGAAGAACGGAACACCCGCGGCGCGGCACTGGTCGCGGATGCCACGGGCCCAGTCGGGGTGAGTCGGACGCGCATGTGGGCCGCTCTCGCCACCGGCGATCACCCAGTGGATCGGGCACCGGCAGCGCTCGTCGTGATGATGCACCGGGCGGCCCGTCTTGGGGTCTGGGACCGTGCCACCACAGCCCCACTGCCACATCGGGTTTCGAAGGGCGGCAATGCGCGGCAGGTCTACCGGTCCGAGAAGTGGCTCCATGGACAGGAAGCGCACGCGCGCCGGCACCTTGAGCAGCCACGGAATCCGCTCGTCGGCCGCACGCTGGTCCTCGACGGTGCAGCCGGCCCACACGTTGCGGGGCCACGCCAGTTGGCCGCTGTTGAGCACCGCGTCCATCTGGTTCCAGCCGATGAGCGGTCCCCGGATCATGTCGGCCCACCACTCGAACATCCGTTGTGGTCGCTTCGTCAGGACCTGAAACGTCAGGTGTGGCCGGTTGGCCATTTCCAGGAAGACGTCCTCGATGAAGCCGTGGGGCGCGTCCTTGTGGAACAGGTCCGACATCGAGGTGACGAACACCCTCGCCGGCTTCCTCTTCGGCAGTTTGGCGAACGCGGGCTGGATGGCGTCGAAGTCGACCCGGACGGTGCCGGTCCACGCATCGCGCCCGTACACCCGCTTGGCGGCTCCTGCGTAGCGCTCTGCGGTGTGCGGCATGGTCGCCAGCCGCCGGGCCATCGTCGCCGCGTAGCAGTTGCGGCAGGCTTCGCTGATAGCCGTGCAGCCGTAGATCCCTGGGTTGATGGTGTGATCGGTCCAGTCAATTCCCGTGCCCATGAGTGATCCCTCTTGGTGAGTACGGGAGCCCGGCCAGATCGCGGCGGAGGATTGGAGATACACCGCCGTTGGGGATGCGTGGGTCCGGTCGGGCCCCGTACTACATGGCGCGACCCCTCCGATCCCACAACGCGCCGAATGGATGGTGCCCTCCCGCTACAACGCAGAGCAGCCGCTGCGCGACCAACCGCCCCAAGACCTCCGCCACCTCACCCACCACCAGCCCAGTCCTCGCGGCGACATCCTCCGCAGTGGTGGCACCGTCCCACACCGCGTCCAGGACCGCCGCCTCCGCATCCAGGAGGCCGCTGGGGGCCGCCATGGGGCAATCCATGCATCTGCGGTACGGCAGGTCCAGCAGCGCCTCCAGCGCGTCGTCTCGGATGATCTGCGCCCGCTGCCGCGTCACGCCTAGAGCACCCGCTGCCTCCTGGAGGGAGTGCTGGTGCCGGGTCCTGTCGAGGCCCGAGACCATGCGGAGCACCTTGCGGTGGCGGGGCCGGAGTTGGGCCAGCGCCCACCACAGCCAGCGACTCTGCTCCTCGTCTTCGAGATCGGCCAGGACCGTGGGCTCCTCGCTCGGCTCGGTGCGGGGATGTCGGTCCTCGTCATTCGGGGCTGTCGAGATCGACACCGACTCCACGGGAGCGTCCAGCGCCTCGGAGACCTGCTGTACGGAGAGGCCCATCCACTCGGCGATGTCCTCGCGGGGATGCGGCAGCCCCTCCGCCTGGAGCCTGCGGACCAGCTTGCGGATGTTGCGGCGCCGCTCCATCAGGTTCCCGGAGACCCGGACTGTTCGCGACTTCTCGTCGATGGCACGCGTCATCGCGGCACGCACCCACCACTTCGCATAGGTCCCGAACCGGAACCCCAGTGTCGGCTCGAACCGCAGGGCCGCACGATACAGCCCGATTTGGCCCTCGGTGTGCAGGTCGTTCTCGGTGAGCAGCCAGGTCGCCCGCTTCTCCGCCTCGGCTCGAGCGATGTGGTCGCAGCACATGGCGAGACGCCAGCGCAGATCCTCGGACCGGTCCCAGAGCTCTGCCACCGCAGCAGCCCCAGGCTCCTTCAGCCCTCGGACCTCTCGCACCGCCGCCCGTAGCCGCTCTACCGCAGCACTCCGGGTCTGGGCGCGACGACGGGGCCGGAGGGCGTCTGCCACCACGGGGTGGCCCTGGAAGCGACAGAGCGCCAGCAGGAGCCGATGCTCCAGCCGCAGGATCTCCCGCGAAGTCTCCAACTCCTCCTCGGCGGTGAACGACGACGGCACGTCACCCCGCCGCCGCTGCGGCCTCTCGCTCGGCGACCTGTGCGTCCGATGGGTTGAGCCAGACCTCCGCCAGCCACGACCCATCCCTCATGACGCCGCCATTCTCGATGATGGCGTTCGGATATAGCGGAGAGACCATGGACATCGCGAAGGCAGCCGCCGCGAAACCGGTGTGCTGGGACGCCTTGAGCGTCATGTTGCCGTCGACGTCCGTGATGCGACGCTGCTCGTTGTCGACCCTCCCCCGCATCGTGGCGATCAGGCGGATCTCCACGAGCCCGGAACCGGTGCGGTGCTCGACAAGACGGCACTCGAAGTGCACGCCGTAGACCTTGAGATCGGCGCGGACCCGCAGTAGCCCGTTGTGACTCTGCAGGAACCGCTGCCGCTCCCCACGTTTCATGACTGCCACGCGATGGCGATCCCGATGATCAGGAGCAGCCACGGGGCCACCACGGCCGCGTACAGGAGCGGAGAAGGCCCAGGGGTGGGTGGTCCCGGCTCCGGTGTCCGCGCTGCCTCCAGAGCCGCAGCTACCGCATCCATGGACCGAGTCGTTGGCGTCTGTCGTGGCGGACCCATCATGATGAAGAGGAACTGGCGTGTCTGGCCCTTGGGGGTGCCGTCGACGATCTCCTTCTTCGTCGCGATCCAGCAGAACGCGACCCCCCAGCCCTCATGCCAGAGCGCCGCGAGATCGTCGTTCTTGATCGCCGCCCGCTCCTTCCCGGAGCCGGTCAGCTCGATCTCCACCAACTCGAAGGCTCGGGTCATCAGCCACCCGCGGCTTCAGCAGGCAGCCTCGAAGCGTCGATGGCGCGCTGCACCACCGCGGGGTTGATGTACAGCGTCGAGCCGCTCGGCCTCTGAACCTCGCCGGCCTTCGCAGCATCGAAGGCGGCCTCCACGATGCTGGCCCACGACCACTCCCCGGCGTCTGCGATGACCTGGTTGCGGTACAGCTCGAGGTGTTGGTCCACGTCCTGGGCCGTCGTGGACTCCAGCGTGTAGGCGCTGACGACACTGCTGACCTCGTAGGTCGCCCCGAAGTCGTCGAGAAGCACCGCATCGGTGTCCGGGTCGGTCCCGGTCATGCGACCCACCACCACGGCGCCACTCGACGTGGTGCCACTGACGACCTGCCCGACCTCCGGGTCCAGACCCTTGCGCTCCGTGACCTGCACGTGGACCGCCACCCGGACCAGGCGGCCCTGCAGGTCGACCAGCGTGTTGCTGTCCCCGACGCCAAGGCCGCGAACGACCAACCTGGAGACCTGCACCTTGCGGTTGGTGTTGAAGTCGGTCTTCACCTGCCCCAACTCGACGCGGAGCTTCTGAATGCCGGCACCGCTACCACTGGTGAGGCTCACCACGAGTTGGTGATCCTTCAGCGGGTCGCGGAGCACGCGGGTCCGAACTTCCTCTTCCTCGGCGTCCACCCAATAGTTGCGGGTGTCTTCGTGGAAGAGGTGAAGCTGACCGGCGATCTCCGCAGACGCGACCTCGGTGACGATCTCGCACTTCCAGGTCCGCCGTGTGTCGGCGCCCTTCTCGAGCTTCGGGGCTCCCGTGATGTTGAAGACGCCGACGCCTTCGCCTCCGGGCTGCCAGGTGATGGGGGTGGGCTCCATGTTCCCTCCGTTGTCGTGGGGTTCCCAGCCTATGGCGTGAGAGCCGCGCCGCCACAACATAGCGCAGGAGAATCACTTCCGGGGGGTCGGGATCTCCTGCTGCTTGCCGGTGTCGTCAGCCCCCTCCGCGCCAGCGTTGGGCTTCCCGGCACTGCGCTGCCTCGCCTCGGCGCGGCGCTCCTCCAGACTCGGGCCGTCCACGAAGACCTGGGTGCGGCCGTAGAAGCGGAGATGGACGACGCCACGCGGTCCGTTGCGCTGCTTCGGAACCAGCAACTCGGCGTCGTACCGAGTCGCCGCGTTCCGCGTGTAGTAGGCGTCTCGGTACAAGAAGCAGATTGCGTCGGCGTCCTGCTCCAGGCTGCCGCTCTCCCGGAGATCGGAGACCATGGGCCGCTTGTCGTTGCGCTGCTCGCAGGCCCGGTTGACTTGGGCCAACGCGATCACCACGACCCCAAGATCGCGGGCCAGGTTCTTCAGCTCCCGGGACATGTGGGCGATCTGCTGTTCCCGGGACACCCGGGAGTCCGTGGCACGGATCAGTTGCAGGTAGTCCACGACGACCACGGAGCAGCCATGCAGCGCTACCCAGCGCCGTGCCTCTGCTCTGATCTCCTCGATGGTCAGGCTGGACCGGTAGTCAATCAGGATCGGAAGATCACGGATCTCCACCTCTGCCGCCGTGATGGCGTCCCACTGCTCCTGTGTCCGCAGGTTCGGCAGCTTGACCCGCTCCAACTCCACCCCGGACCGTGTCGCAACGAGCCGGTCCATGAGCTGGCGGCGGCTCATCTCGAGGGAGAACATCCCACCGACCTCGCTCAGCTTTCCGGCCCGCCACAACAGGGCATTCAGGACCCAGGCGCTCTTTCCCATGCCGGGTCGGGCACCGACGAAGCAGAGGTCTCCGGGACCCAGCTTCAGCAGGGCATCGACGTCACGCCATCCAAGACGCTCGAACGGTGGGGCCTCCGATTCGGCGCGACGGTCGTTCTCCTCGATGTAGGGCCCCAGCGTGTCACCCACCCACTCCCCTCGAACCGCACCGGGGACACGGATCTTCGAGATGTCGGCGAGCACCGTCTCGAGCAGCGCGCCCTCCGGGTCCGGTTGGCAGGCAAGAGTCGACCACCGCTCGCAGCTCTCCAGGACGCGACGCCGGCAGGACAGCTCCAGCACGACCTCGACGTAGTGCCCGAGGTTGGCGGTGGATGGCACCCGGTCCGGGAGCTCCAGCACGTACTCGAACCCACCGACCCGAGACAGCATGGCTCCAGGCATCCGATCCAACATCGTGATCGGATCGATGGCTCGACCGGCCTGGTGCTCCGCAAGCATCCACCTCCACAACTCGCCATGCTCCGGCCAGTGGAAGTCCTCGGGCTTGAGTGAGTCGGAGAACTCCGGAAGCCACTCCGGGGCCCGCATCACCCCACCGAGGATCGAGCGTTCGGCCAACCGGTTCGCCGGGGCCTCTGGGGCGTCCACCCTCATCACCACTCCTGTCGCGGCGGCGCCACGTCTTCGTCGGTGTCGATGTCCAAGGCGGTGGGCGTCCGAGCCGAGCCGGTCTTCTCCTGCCATGCCTGGGCCGCCGCGACGCGGTCCCCCCAGCGACGCACGACGCACAACGTCGCGACGCTGTGGCTCCGGTCAGGGCCGTCTCTGCCGTCGTTTCGGATGTCCTGGGCGAAGATCCCGTCCGGGCAGTCCCGAGCGGCACGGGCGACCAGTGCGACCTCGGCGGCGAACGGCTCGAGTGGCGGACGTCCGAGGCTCTTCCAGAGCTTCAGCACCTCTGCCGCTGCACCACTGCAGCGGTGCTGGTCGACGGGACGCTCCGTGATGGACCCGATGCACCGCACCACCGCAGCAAGCACCGCCGACTTGGTGAAGGGGCTCGGGATCTTGCGGCGCTGCAACCACTCCGGGAGGCCCGGCTCTGCGGCTCGGGCCGCCTTGGTCTTCCGGAGCCACCGACTCCACAGGACCCTGCCGTCGGAGAACCCGGCGATGGCCCAGGCCCCATCCTTCCCGGGGGCGACGCGGTAGCCGTCCTTCTTCACCGTCTCGGAGGGGCGCTGCCCCGGGGGCTTCACCATGCCCTCGTTGTACCAGTCGCTCATGCCGCCTCCTCGGACACGAGCAGCCCGGCATAGAACGAGCGGGGCACGACCTCCCCGCGGTACCGGGGCACCTGCGACGACGTGGTGATCCGGTCGATCAGCCGCCTCGCGTTGGCCCGGCGCGCCTCGTCAGTGGGCGTCCACCACCCATCGGCGCCGGGGACGGGGATCAGCGCGTCGGGGCCGTTCCAGACGAAGCCGCGCCCGCGCCACTCGTTGAGCAGCAACGCGAAGCGCTCGGACAGCCAGCCCGTCTTGTCAGCGAAGAACAGGACGTGCCCATCCCCCATACGGTACGTCTCCGGGATGTCGAGGCGTCCGGGCCTCGCGTACTTCCATGCCCGTGGCAACTCGCGCAGCTCGGCGAAGAGGTGCTGGTCGGTGAGGCGGTCGGGCTCCACCACGTTGATCCGGGTCATGGCTCCCTCCTCGTACGCCGTCCACCCTCCACGGGAGGGCGGTCGAAGTGTTCGTGGATTGCTGCGGCATCGACGAACCGCACCAGCGAGGCATCCGTGTCGAAGCCGCGCCAGCCGCACGTGCACTGCGCCTCGACGTGGCGGCGGCCATGGCGGACCCGCTCCTCTACCTGAAGCCGGTGCATCACCGACCACCCTCAAAGAAATCACGCTGGACGCGCTCGACCTGCGCAGGATCCTCCAGCCAATTCAGGATCTCCGCGCGCTCCTCCGCGGACCGCTCCGATGGCTTGCGCTTGTCCTTCCCGCGCGTGGTGATGAACCAGCGCAACGCGTCGTACTTCAGCCCGAGTTCGGACAACCGAACCATGAACCGCTCGCGGCCGCCATCCTCCCACTCCGGATCGTGCTTCGCCCGTCGTGCCGCCTTCTCCTCCTTCGTCTCCGGGGCGTCGCGGCGAGTGTCCCACTTCGTGGCCTCGGCGTCGTCGCCAGTGGGGATCGCGAAGGTGTGGCGCAACAGGTACTTGTAGCAGCCCGTCAGCGCCTTGTACACGCCCTTGTCCTCGCTGCCCCGACCCCCGGACCCTTCGCCGACCACCGCCAACTTGAGCGTCTGCTCGCTGTCGGCATGCACCAGCAGGTAGGTCGCGTGCACCTCGGTCAGGCCGCCGGATCGGTTCGCGGCCATCTCGTGCGGCACCAGCGCCAGGCCGTGCCTGATCATCGCCGGCCGAACCGACCTCAACAGGTCGGTGTCGTTGGCATAGTTGTAGTTGTGGTGCGTGTTCCTGCCGCTCTCGACCACGAACTCGACGTCCGCGATCGCAGCGCACAACGCAGCGCCGATCGTCTCGTGCTTCACCCGATCGCCCATGGGGCCTCCCTGTGTGTCACCAGAGATGGCGTGAGCAGCCCACGATCACAACCCGGAACGTCGAATCCCCCCAGGACCCTCGACGAGGAGCCACATCGTGGCGTCGAGGACTGGGGGGATCACGACCGAGGCCGTACCGGTGCCCACCGGCACCCTGGTTGTAGCGCGAGGCGAGGCGATTCACAACGCGGCATGCCTGCGGGGACCGCATCTCGTGGTGGAGTGGACAAGTTGGCCACTCCTCATGCCTCCTCGGGACGCCTCACGATGAACCCGGGGACGCCGCGCCGCTTCTCTGCCCGAACCACCTCGTATCGTTCGCCACCCTTGAGCAGGATCACGTCCCCGGGCCGGGCGTCGATGCGGCGGATCACCGGCTCGTGCCCCTCTGGCGCGGGCGACGTCACAGGCTCTGCAATCGGAACCTCGCCGCTCTCGTCCGGCGCCACCCACCAGTCGTCGCTGTAGTCCCAGGGCTCGTCCTCGTGTTCGTTGCAGACCCGGAGGGCGCACCCCGAGTGCCGGTAGATGAACGCGTGCAGCCGCCTCTCGTCGCTCGGCCCAAGGAGCCCGCGCGCGCGGTGGTAGTTCGCCTTCACGACTTCGCGGTGGGCGTCGCAGAGCAGGTAGTAGCTGGTGCTCATCGGTCCTCCTCGACCTTCACCGGAGCGATCTCCACGACTGGCGCATCCTCGTCGAACGGGGACACAGCCATCACCGTCTCGTACTCGGATAGCGCGGCGATGAACTTCCGCCGCTCCTTGCGCGTCAGCAGCGCCCCATTCGGCCACCACCTGATCCCATTGAGGGCGGTCCGAATGGTCCGGCCGTCCTCCAACTTCGCCCACTTCTCCAGCAGTCGTGGAGAGCGCGTCTTGATCACTCGCATCGGTCCTCCTCAGCCCTTCAAGGCCGCACGCACCTTGCGCGCCTCGGCCGGGGTGGCTTGGCGGTGCGCCCATGTCGCCATGGACGTGCGCGTGCAATGGTTGTAGGTCTCGCGCGCGGGGCGCCACATCGCGCGCCAGAGCCCATCAGCATCGTAGTTGCCCAGGGCCACCACGAAGGACCCGTCCGCCTTCTTGCGCACGGTTTGGACCTGCACGCAATCCGCGTCCGTCTGGCTCTGGCCAAAGACCGCGAACTCCTCACCCTCGCCGGTCACCAGCCGGAACCGGTCGCCCTTGCTGTTGGCGTAGATGCCGCCCACATGGATCTCGCTTCGCTTCATCGGTCCTCCTTTCCCACCCATGGCGCGGGGCGCCCCTGGCCACAACCCGATCAGACGATCAGCCGGCCCGGCCGTTCGCACCCGCCAGTGGCACGCGGCGTGGCAGCCGTGTAGACTGGTGGTGCCCTTCGGGGCCAGTGACCTCGGCGGGCGCGGGAGGAGTCGACACCTCCCCGCCCACACCCCTCCGAGGCGCTGCAACCGAGTTCACTGGAGAAGAACGATGTCTCACGATGAAGACGTGCGCACGGTGCCGCGACGCCGTGTCGAGTTGGGCGCCATGATCCGAGAGCGCCGCAGGCACCTCTGCATGAGGCAGGAGGACCTGGCCGTGCGCTCCAAGTACTCCCGCGCGGCCATCTCCCTCATCGAGTCCGGCAAGCAGGGCCTCACCATGGAGGGGGCCGCCGAGTTGCTGGACGCACTGGGATGGGTTCTCACGGTCTCCAACGCCGAGACCTGGCGTGAAGACCGCATCCGGCACCTCATGGACAGCGACGCCAGCGACGCCAAGGTCGGGCGAGTGCTCCGGAGCCTG